TTCAGCTCCTGTACTGTTTGTATATAGTGCTTGCGTTCCAATAGCTGTGTTGTATGTACCTGTTGTGCTAACCCCTGCGTTATATCCAAAAGCAGTTAAATAAGGTGTACCACCTCCAGTAGTTTGTTTTGCATACACAGTACCCAATGCTGTAGCTGTGGCTTGTGATGCTCCTGCTGTAGGAACAGAACTCCAAGCACCACTCACATACTGATCTAGTTGACCTGTTGTTGAGTTGTATCCAATCTCACCATTTGCAGGAGATGCAGGGCGAGTGGCTGTTGTCCATGTAGGAAGAAAAGCACCGTTAGTGCCATCAAGAATCATTGTCATCTTATGCTCCTATCAATGCTGTTACTTCAGCTTGTGTTAAGCCTAGTGCTGTGAGTTTTGCCAATGCTGATGCTTTAGCGTTTGCTTGTGCTTGTTGTTGTTCAGCGTATTGGGATTCTAATGTTGTCAATTGAGCAGTCACAACAGATGGATCTATTGTGATTATGTTTCCATCAACATCGTGTACAACTAATTCATTTAAACTATCACCCCATATAGTAACTGCGTTGGTATGAATTGCTCTTACTGCATCATTTATGGTTGGTTCAATCATGCTGCTATCTCCATTAAAATTATTGAGCCAGTACTATTCCCACCACACCATTGTGCGTTTGTAGCGCCATTTGGGTTTATATATATAGCGTAGGTTGTTGAAGATGTAGTGGATGGCGAATCTAAATAACTTGCACCAAGATTAATTTGTATTGCTGAACTATCACCTTTTAAAATTCCAAGACCATATGCACCAAGTAAATTTGAGCCATTTTTATATATAGTTCCAATTACATTAATAGCTGCTGATCCATTTCTAATAGGTAAACCAAAAAAAATTAAAATTTTGCTTGTTGTTGCTATTGGTGTAATTGATGCAGTTAAACCAGTTGCGGTAAATACTGATGCCGATGAATCTACTTGAGTAGAATATGTTGCCCCAACAACTTGCAACACAGAACCAGTTTGTTGCAATATAGGATTACCAGTACTATTTAATATTTTTGTACCACTTGCTAATGTAAGTTGTTGTCCTGAACTAATCGTCAACGCAGTTGTTCCTGCTGTTTGTAATTGCAACTGACCACTTGTGTCACCTGTGGAAATTAGCCCACCCGAAGTTGCCGCATTGATAATACTAGCCATGTTTATTTCCCTTCAAGAGCAGTTATACGCTCTGTTAGTGATGTAATTGTTGCTGATTGTGCTGTGATGAGCGTGTGCATTTCTTGGATTGCTTTTGTTAATACAGCAGTCATGTTGCCATAAGATAGTCCAAGCAAACCGTTATTCTCATCAACAAGTTCTGGTAGTATGGATTGAACTTCTTGAGCAATAAAACCAATTTGTTTTGGTTCGTACCCTTTTACATTGTAATTTCTTGGTTTTAATTGCAGTATTTCTGGCAAACCATAGGTTAAATCTACAATATTTTCTTTCAAAGAAACATCAGATGTATTAGTAAAAGAACCTGCAAGAGTTAAGTAACCTCTAAGTGTTCCCTCTCCAGAATAAAAACTCATATTATTACTAGAAGTACCTTGATACCATGTGTATGTACCATTATTTATACCAAAAGTGTATGTACCAGAGTATTGAACAAATAAACCACAACCAGTTGTTGAAGGTGTAACGCCAATTCCAACTCTACCAGTAGAGTCTATACGCATCCTTTCTGTATTTCCCCCTGCATAAAATACCATATCAGCGGCATTTAAAGCAGTGCCATAACCTGCAATAGCACATCCACCAGTTGTAGAAGAGCCTGATGTAAATAGTATTTGTGCGCCATCTCCTACAGCAGTGCCGGGGTTGTTCAACCTAATTGATGTAGTTGCCCCTGCTCCAGTTGCATTAACAACATCTAATCTATAACTTGGGCTTGTTTGACCTATACCTACATTGCCTACATTAAAAGTGTATCCCGTAGCATAAAACCCCATTTTTGCATAAGCTGTTTGAGCATTATCTGTAGCTTGTAAATATACGCCTGTACCTGATGCTTGCGGTTGAATTCTAAATAAATCAGAACTAGCAGCAGTTACGATAAAATTGGATTGATTAGATGCTGTTCCATTTACAGTTAGCGATGTACCATTAAACTGTAACGCACTCCCAGTAGCCAAAGCACTTGTACTAGAAGCATAAGCCACACCATTCGTTGTGAACCCTGCTCCTGATGTTTGTATTGTTCCAGTTTCAGCAGGCAGAGTAATTGTGTACGTCCCTGTTGATGCTGGAGTTATTGTGGTGCTTCCACTTGAAGAACCCGCCAAGACTAAATTTCCCATGTCTATTCCTTTATAAGATTATCCAGCGAGCGCCAGATTGCAGAGTTACTGATACCGAAGCACCCAATGTGATTGGCCCTGCTGACATTGCACTCTGCGTTGCAGGTATTGAGTAACTTGTGTTGATGGTTTGATTATTTATGATTAAACCATTACCTGCAACTAACTGTTCTGATTGAAAGTCACCTGTGCTTGGTTTAAAAAGTAATTTAGCATTACCTGTGTTTAAACTTGATACTGTACCACTTGTCGATGTAGCAAATACTGGATAAAGATTAGTTGATGTTGTTGTATCGTTGCTTAACGTGATGTTTGTACCTGCTGTACCCCAAGTACCATCGCCCCTCCAAAATGTTGATGCAGTCGCACCCGTACCACCATTAAGATTGGTTACTGGTAAATTACCTGTTACATCAGCAGTCAAAGATACTGCACCAAAAGTAGGCACACCACTTGGATTACCGTGAAGAACAGTAGTGGTTGTACCTGCGGCAGTTGATGTTGGGGCGACTCCTGCACCTCCTCCAATGACAACACCGTACTGCGTTAAAGCACCAGAAGATACCAATGTGCCAGTTGCTGTGTAGGCTAGAACACCTCCAGAAGTTCCTGATGTTAAGCCAGTACCTCCATTGGCAACTGGCAAAGCAGTACCAGACAAAGTAATTGCAAGCGTACCACTTGTGGTAATTGGAGAACCTGCAATTGACAAAAACGCAGGGACAGTAGCCGCAACGCTTGTAACTGAACCTGATGAACCTGCATTACTAGCAAGAAGTTTAACTGTACCCGCACTGTTCTTAAAATACAATTTTTCATCAACCGTATTAAGTGCTAACTCGCCTGCAACAAGATTTCCAGAAGATGGTGTTGCCGCCGCAGTCGTGCTGTAGTACAGCGAAATTGGTGTAAAGTTTGTAGCCGCCATTAGAATGTTCCTCCAAATATACCAGTTGTTGCCGTTACAGTTGTTGCGGATACAGTAGTAAATGCGCCCGTGTTTGTAGATGTAGCACCAACAGTACCATTGATGTTAATAGAGGCTGTTCCCGTCAGGTTTGTAACCGTTCCACTTGAAGGTGTACCCAAAACCCCACCATTTACTACAAAAGCGCCTGCCGTTCCTACATTAACACCTAAAGCGGTGACTACACCTGTTCCTAAGCTGGTAATCCCTGTTCCGCCATTGGCAACAGGAAGAGTGCCTGAAACGTCAGCAGTAAGACTCACAGCCCCAAAAATAGGTGCTCCTGAAGCGTTACCATGTAAAACCGTTGTGGAAGTTCCTGCGCTCGTCGTAGCCAACGCTGTTGTTGATGAAGCGTAAGTCACACCATATTGCGTAAAAGCGCTAGATTGACCTGTACCGCCAGCCGTATTTGGCAAAGTTCCTGTGGTCAACGCTGATGTTGATGTGGCGTACATTGCACCACCAGAGGTGAATGATGTGAGGTTTGTTCCGCCATTTGCTGTGGCCAATGTTCCCGCGACCGTTATCACGCCTGATGTAGCGGTTGACGGGGTTAAACCCGTTGTGCCAAATGACAAAGTTGTCACCGCCACGCCTGACAGAGTAGACCACTGCGGAGCGGTCGCGCCTGAATTAACCGTCAACACTTGACCCGCAGTACCTATAGCTAGGGTTGAATGCGCGCTTGTTCCTGCGCCGTATCCTAAAGCACCTATAGCTAAAGATGTTTGACCCGTACCCCCATTACCTACGGGCAACGTGCCTGTGACGCCTGTAGTCAGTGGTAACCCTGTGGTGTTTGTAAGCGTTCCTGTGAGGGGTGTGCCCAGCGCCCCACCATTCACTACAAAAGCGCCTGAAGATCCTGTATTGACCCCTAAAGCGGTGACTACTCCTGTACCCGTTGTGACCGTGCTTGGTGTAGCGCCCACACCGCCCCCAACCATCAGCGCATTGCTAGCTAAAAGCGGGCTAGTCGCCCACGTAGTGGCAGAGCTGAAATAAGGAATCCCGCCTGATGTTCCCGCTATAGTCATAGCGACGGCTGTATTGGGATTAGCTACCGAAATTATACCGCCCGTAAACGCTACAGAAGTTACCGTTCCCGTTCCTGACACAGCTGTCCAAGTTGGCGCGCCTGAGCCTTGGCTTGTTAAAATTTGCCCCGCAAGCCCTGCAGCTGTCGCAGCATATGAGCTCCCATTTCCGTAAATGACGGATCCTGCTGCAGGTGTTGAACTACTATTCGTACCACCTTGGGCTATGGCTAATATACCTGTTGTAACTTGAGAGGCTTGAATAGCGATTGAAGTGTTTGTTGTGCTGGTAATTTGACCATACGCATTAGTAGTAAAAACGGGAACAACCGAAGCCGAACCATACGTACCCGCAGTACCCACCGCGGCCATCGAAATGGTTCCTGAAACGGTAATTGGTCCGCCAGTCAATCCTGCGCCCGTACTGATTGAAGTAACTGAGCCCGCACTCAAAGAATTTGAAGTTGCAGCGGTGATACGACCATAAGCGTCAACAGTAATCGTAGCTGCTGTGTATTGCTGGGGTGTAACTGTGGTAGTTGCTAAGCTCAAAGTTGGGTTACCGCTTGAGCCCGTCCCGTTTGCGACGTTGATTTGACCGCTTGTACCCGTAATTGTAACGGGCGTCAAAGTTGATGAACTACCTATAGCCAGTAAACCCGTTCCCGTGGTGTTGGCCAGCGTCAAAGGCAAACCCGTAAGGGATACTGTGGGGTTTCCCGCCACGCCTGATCCGTTAGCAACCGAAAGCCCTGAAGAGCCTGACACGATTGAAACACCCGTCAAAGTGCTTGAATTAGTTTTGACTTGAATACCCGTGCCCGACGAGATCAATGACGCCAACGCCACTGTAGGGCTAATCGTATAAGTCCCTTGAGCCCCGCCGTCAGTGATTGATAAGCCCGTGCCAACACTAACATATCTACTATTTGGTAATGTTGACTGTTGTGAAACAGTTAGGAAAGGTTGTGTTTGTACAGGACTATTTGTAATTGCTGAAACAGTTGTTTGTACTGTTTGCCCATTTTGCACAACAGGCACTAATTCCGCACCTGTAATAGCGGTTGGAGCTGTTGGCAACTGTGATATTCGAATATTAGACATGTTATGGGCTCAAATTGTCTAGATTTCCATCAACTTGATCTTGCGAAGTCTCTGGGGCTATACCAAACTCACCAGCGCTACTTGACACTGCAGACTGACCAGGTCCATTTACCACATTTGGATCAGTTGTAATAGCGTCATTATACTGGGCAATATCAGCATCTGGCCTAGGAAATCTAATAGAAATTTTTTCAGTTTGTCTTGCAGGTAATCGATATGGATCACGTTCATCATTGCAACCTTCATTACAAACACGTAATCCAGAAATATTTCTATCATTACCTATATCAGAATAGGCACGTTTCATTTTGCATCTGTCACAAATGGCAATCGATAAGACTGAATTACCAAGTGTGTCAAGCCAGATGCTCATCTTGTATAGGGTGAAATATTAGGCGCAAAATAGATCGGAGATTTATCCCGTTCTTCTTGTTCAGCTTGCATCCATGTTTCTTGTGCTTCAGCTTTAATCATGCCAATCCTAGCAGGGTCAACTGCGGGTAATTCTAATGCCATTTGATGTGCTAACATGTTCTGTATGGCAAGATACCAACGCTGGGGTATTTCTATTTGTCCCTGCAATGATCCCACGTCTTGGACGTATCTATGACACCATGCGACTATTTGTGGTGCATATGTCTGAGGTGTGGGCCACAAATACATACCGGGTTGTGGGATGTTTCTGTCAAACCAGTACTGTAATGGGTAGTTATTTGTAAAATTCTTATTTGGCAAGTTTGTGTAATCATCACGATTCATCCTTGCTAGTGGTATTTCCGTTGCATTAGATCCAAACACAACTTGATAAACACCCATGTTAATTCCAGATGTTTGAACAATTCGCCAATAGGGCTGTGTAGCAGATGGGTCCAGATCATAATAGATCCATGTCCCTGACACCCAATTTACAGCTCCAGGACTATATACAGTCGTCCAAGTAGTTCCATCTGATGAATACTGTATTTGAATTGTGACAGAACCACTTACAGCAGGCAAAATACCTACTGTGCCCATATAGATTCCACCACCACTACCTAAGTTAATACCAATTGAACTAGTGTTATTTGTGCATTGGCAAATATTTGTATATTTACCATCAAAAGCATAGCTTCCATTACCTGTGGTTGAATAACCACCTGTGGTATTTGTAGTGACCGTTCTGTAATTTGCATTAAGAACATCATTAATGCCTGTATCTAGATAGTAAATATAGTGATCAGGTACTAATCCATATACTACTTTTTGAATGCACCAATATTGAATGCCTCTATTTGCTAAATTTGACAGCACATAATATAGACTGTCTTTTGATGCCAATACTTGCTCATCAGTGAGCTCTTCGGCTAATTTTCCAGCCCTACGAGCACCATGATCAATCAGTTGCTGAACAGTAATAACTGTTTGACCAACTGTTCCGCTTGTATTTAAAGCCATTTACCATCCTTTTATGTCGTGCTTTTTGGCTTGTCCGCCATCTTTACAATGCCAATTTTTCAAAGAAGCTTTAGCCCGTGGTGCATCACCTTTTGCATGCTTTACAACACCGGACATACGAGCACAAAATGAATTATGTCTAGGACCTGACGCTTGTGGCGCCTTTAAATGACTACCTGTTGCTCTATTAACTTTTTCACGACCTTTTGCAGTTAGTCCTGCACCTTTATCAGTAGGTCTTTTATCACCTTCTTTAATAGAAAGTCTTACATTTCCACCATTCTTTTTGCTTTGAGAATGTTTTAAATCATATGCAGTAGGCGCACCTTTGCTCCCAGGTTTGCGCATATGCTCCCCAGAACCATTTTTAATGCGCTCTTGCTTTGCATGAATATTATCCCATAACCCACCGGACTTCATATAGCCCATTTTGTTTCTAACTTCAGGCGGTAATTTCTTTAAGCCTTTATTGTCTTCAGGCACAGATTTTAAAGAACCACCATCTTTTTTATTTGCCGCTCTTTTCATTGCATATGCAATAGCCACGGCTTGTTTAGTGGGTTTACCTGCATGAACTTCTGCAGATATATTCTTACTAAAAGCTTCTTTGGATTTACTTTTAATAAGTGGCATGATTACACCGTTGGGTTAACGTAATGTTTTTGCATTTCAAGAATGACCGTGTATGAATCTCCAGCACCACCATCTAAAGTAGTAAAAGAAATTGACCCTGTTTTGCCCGTACCTGAATTGTTTGTCAATCCACCAAAACTTGAATAATCTTGCGTGTACGCATTATTTTGTGGAATAGTCTCAATGACTACAGGTGCTGTTGCAACCCAATTCATCTGAACCTCAAGTCCATGCGTCATTGCAGTTACTTTAAGAATGCTTACGGCATCACAAGCACCACCTGCATTAGACGCAAGTAAGTTTGCAGGATTTACTTTAACAACAGCAGACTCGTTCTCAGTTGCAGTCATTGTTGCATAAAATTTCATAATAGCGATTCTCTCGCCATCAAATATTGTTTGAGATGTAGCTGTAATTGCCATAATAGTTCCTTAAAAAGTAAGGGCCGAAGCCCCTACTAATTTAGCAGTTTTGCATTTTCTTTACGGTGGTATAACCACCTGTATCTTTACAAGTCATGGCTACGTGACCACCATTTTTGTATCCGGCAGGACGTTGTTTAATATCACCAGTCTTACCTTTTACAGTAGGCATTTTAGAACCATCATTCATGTTACTTACAAATTTACTTGCAGTACTAGCTTTAATTGTGCCGCCACCTTTATAACCTCTGCCTTCAACACCGGCTGTTTTAGTGTTAAAAGATTTAGTTTGTTTAGCTTCATTAACTTTATCTTGCACATTAATTTTAGGCTTCATTGCATTACGTGCTTGAAACTTATCACCTTTAGCGGCTAAACCACCATCGGCTTTATGCATCATTTTTCCACCGTGTTTATAACCAGGTGAACGAACACCGCCTGTGCCTGCAGGTTTTGTAGGACCTTTATCCATTACGCCACCTAACAAACCACCGGGTACTGCACTAGCTCTACCACCCATTTTAAGACCGTGATGTGCTTTAGACGCTTTCATGTGCTCATGATGCTTAAGTTCTTTTTCGATCTTATGCATCTCTTTCATTTCAGCTTTTTCAGCTTTACCACCTTCTTTTCGCATAATAGGCATTGCAGCAGGTGGTTTTGTAGCAGGTCGTTTCATCATAGGAGGGGGCATCATTCCCATGCCTCCCATAGCCATATGCTTTTTACTAGTATGACCACCTTTTTTCATACCACCACCGACTTCATCGGCTTTTGGTTCAGTAGTCATCATTTTTGGTTCGCGCTTAAATGAAGTTGCCATGTTGGCCTCCTATTAGGATACTAAGTTTTGGTTAACACCAACAGCACCAGTGCGTGTAGCATTGGGTCCTACCGCAATACCGGGTAACAAAATACCCATTACTGTGCGATTAATACCATCAGATGCCGTACCAGGAACATAAGTTCCTCTAACATCACCTGTGGTTGTTGTTGCAGTTGCGGTATCTGCGGCTACAAATGTTCCAGTATCTTGTGCAAGTGTGCTATTTGTTTTAACGCTTGCAATATATGCTACATTAAACACACGAACTGGCAAACCAAGAATATCTGTAGTACCAACTGTAAGAGCAGTTCCTGTGGCACCACTTGTAGTAATAGAACTGATTTGAAAGAAAGCTTTCTTACCATTTACTGCAGTGCTAACTGCGGCACTTGAAGTAATTGCTTCACTCATAGGTTGACCATAATAATCATAGCCAGTGACTGTGATTGTTTGTGGCGCAGCACCCAAAGTATAAGTCAAACCAGTTGGTGTACCTGCTGTAGTAACAACTGCCCCACCTGCGGTTGTTGTCAAAGTTGCGCTTGTTGCTGTTACTGCACTCAGGATATAAGTCGTTGGGTTGGTATAACCTGTAATCGTACCTGTACCACCTAAAGTGCCAGAAATAGTCATGCGTTGACCAGTGAACACGTTTGCGTTAGAGGTAAAAGTAATTTGACCTCCAGTTCCAGCAATAATAACACTTGCCAATACAGAACCTGTTGCAGTTCCTGTGGTTGCTTTAACTGCTCTTGGCAAATCTAATTGCAACACAGTAGTACCATCAGTACGAATAACTGATTTAACTGATGTGCCAGCTGTTAGTGTTAAACTGCCTGAAGTTGTAGGCGTTTGTGATGCAGCAATATTATTTGCCACCAATGTTTGAGGAATAACATCCCAAACATAAATACGACCTAATGGTCCCACACCTAAATCCATTGGTGCAGGATCATCAAAAGCGATGTTTCCATGCAATGTTAATGCAGTAGTATTTGCAATGTTAATTGCTTGGCTAAGTGTGTAAGTACCAATCCCACCTGTACCAGTGCCAAAAGCACTAATATAAGTCCCATCAGTTACACTTGAACCATCAACATACATACCCAAAACAATTGGTGCACCTTGATTAAGTGCTGTAATTGTCAGTGTTGTTGAAGATGTACCACCTGTGCCACCAGTGGCAGTGGCAGTATATGGGCGAATTCCAACACCCATGTAAGTCTGGGCTGGTCCTAGAAATAGATCATCTGAAAATTGTGGCATTTTGTCTGCTCCTTGAAAAGTTTGACAATAATAGTGCAGGGGATTAAGGCTCCCCTGCAAAGCCTTCCGGGTACTTAAACTCCAGGTGTGCCGTACATGGCACGTGGATCAGTCCAACCAGGAATATAACGTTCTGTAGCCTTATAGCGCATGCTATCGGTTTCGAAGTCACCTTCCATAGTCTTCTCTAGTGAACGACGCATTAGAAGTTTCATACCTTCAGGTGCATCAGTCTCAACCCACCAGTTAGTTGCAGAAGTCAAACGACTAATAACAGATGCGCCTTCAGGCAACAAACCAATTGATTTAATTGGGTTGATGTCATTGTTAGCAGTACCTGCTCTTAGAACTGACTTAAGCAATACTTCAGCTTGGAACACGTTACCAGGTGCAACCACTAGTTTTACAGGTTGTAGACGGATTTTCTTACCATTGTTATCAACGGCTTGACGAATCTGAATTAACATTTGCTCAAGTGATGTTTGACTCAAGTTAGCAGCAGTAGATAACTGATTGCTAAAAGAACCAACTGCAATTGGGTGAGCCGTGTTAATCAAAGATACGCCGTCACCACCAACATATGAACTATTGAAAGCTCTGTTGAGGATGTTAGCACATAGCAATTCTTTAGTTTCCACCAAAGATTGTGCCAAGTGTTTAGCATATACTTGACCGATACGGATATGGTCACCGTCTTCAACCAATACTTTGGTCAATGCAAAAGCAAGACCGAAGACTTGGTAGACATAACGTTGCAAGAACAACACACCACCTTGTTGATAGGTAACGGGAGATCCATCAGGTAACTGAGGAGCTGCACCGAAACCGTACAAGACGGGTTCTTCATGGTAGTTACGTGGAATGCCGGCTGCTTCACGGAAAACCGTGGACCATTCATCGGCACGTTGATCATAAACACCGTCAAAGGACTCATTAAGGATTGGTTCAACAATCGATCTAAAGTCCGTACTTCGCATTGGGGCTGCCATAGTTTATCCTTTCTTAAATTGCTGCAGTAGAAGAAACAAACTGTGGCTTGCTGATTTGTACACGAACAATCGTATACGCATCGCCCCAGGCATTGTCTGGATAGGGTGCTATGTCAACAATACGGAACTGTCCTGTTGAAGATGAACCCACCAAAGATGAGGACAAAGTCATTTGAGACAACCCAGTAGTTGTAGAACCAGCTGTGAAATTGGAAAGATTTGCTTCGTTTCCAACTGCTGTTTGAGAAATCGCCCCATCTGCTTGAATTTCATAAACGATTTGTTGGTCGTTATAAAAATAAGCAATGGAAGTTGTATTGGTTGCTAATGTAGTACTAGCAGGCCAATAATTCGATACTCTACGACGACCAGTTGTATCGGTAAATTCAACACCTTGGAACGAACCAGACACAAGGCCTGAGTTTGTTGTAGTGTCGACAACCGGTATAATGGTGCCAGCATTAGGGCTATATTGTACAGCTTGTCCTTTTAGGATGTTGCTGGAATAGCCAGATGGGATACCGCCAGTTAGCGCCTGAGCACGTTCCAACCCTGTGGGGAAATATGCGGGGCGTAAACCAAACGGAGCGTTAGTAGATGACATACATACTCCTTAATACCTATGAAAACACAGGTGTTTTTACGTTTTGGTCAAAAGCTGTGCCGCCATTCTCCAACTGTATCAATGCACGACCATTGCTATCTCTAGCATTGTTTTGTAGTTGTTCTTGCTGAATCTTAATCTTATCTTGCTCATCAAGAGGTGCATTGTGGTGCATCTCCATCATGATTTCTTGATAAAGATCCATAGGAAGTTTATACAAAACCATCTCATTACATGAAACGCATCCTTCAAGTTCACCGGATTTAACTTTGTATGCTTCAAAGCCGCTAACTTCTGCAGCTTTTACAAGTTCATATCCCATGCGAAGACGTTTATGAATAGGGTCATACTGATTTGTTGTAGATAACCAGCACAAGTGGAAGCCCGGAATCTCAGGCGGGGTCGGAAGAGCTTCTTGAAGCCATTCCGAACGGAACGCTCTGCGGCGTTCCTCAGAAGAAACAAACTTTTCTTCAGGTGCTTTACGTGAATCATCTTCACTTGATCTAGATTCACGTCCAGCACGAGTATTTTTCTTTAATCTATCATCCATCATTGACCCCTTTGTTTATTTTCACGATCCCATTTGGCATAATTAGCGATTGCTTTCTGACGAAGCTCATGGTTATCCCATACTCCAGCTTCTTTCATAGCAGTGACACGCTGTGGACTAACTCTAAATTCATTAGACTTAGTAGTTGCGATAGAATCTCTACCAGAACTTGTTACCATGGATCGAGGCCTCTGACTTTTGACGTTTTGAGAATTATAACCACGTTCTGCACGATGTGGTAAATATTTTGCAATTCTATCGTCCAATTCTTCCCAGTACTCTTCAGATTTTGGATCGTAACCCTCATCTGTTAACTTTTTATCAATTTTTTGTGCAATTTCGGAATCAAGGTCTTTACCTGATGGATCATACCAAGGATTGTTTTCAACCCAATTAGATGCATGCCTTTGAACGGTAGGATCTGCTTGAATTCCTTGTGAAGTTGTTGCTCTTGCAGCATGTTCTCTGACATTTTTTAAAGATTCAAGTTTGCGTTGTGCTTCATACCAAGTTTCTTGCGCTTTTGTAAGCGCATCACCATTTGAATGTGTGACAGCATCCCTCATTTGCATCTTGGCATATTCAACTGAAACACCTGCATCTTCAATTGCCTTATCAACACGAGCTAATTCAACACCTGTGTGTTTCTTTTCCATAATAGCCACACGTTCAGCAAGATCTTGATTTTGCTTACGAAGTGCGGAAATTAAGTGGCTAGATTCTCTAGTCTTTTCGCGGTGAAGTTGCTTTTTAAGCTTTCTTTCTTCACGTCTTGCTTCCCTGATGGCTTCCCTGTCAGGATCATTATCTAATCCATCATCTTGCGCATCAGCACCATCATTAATCAAATTGATAAGATCATCATTCTTGACAATTTCATCTGCAGGTGCTACCTGTACAGATGCACTGCCATCCTGATTTTCTTCAATTTGAAGTTCTAATTTATCAGTTGGGTTCATAAAGTTTCCTTCCAAAACTTAAATAAATGCTTTAATATCACGAGGATCACCAGTGACTTTACCAATGAGTTCATGATCATTGAAAAAAGTAAACAAGGCTTTACCCTTGGATCCATCTATTTCAAAATCAATCTCCCATCTATCTCCGCCCCACTTAGGTACACGAACATAATCACCAACTTGTGCCCAAGCACCTTCAGGCCATGGATCCATACTTTCACGTTTTCTGAAAGCTAGTGGTCCTACTGCTAAGACCTTACCAATCATGGTGTTCCATTTTTCGGTTTCTTTTGTTTCCTCAGGTAGCACAATCCCAGATGCAGTGACTTTATCTTTCACAGCACGGAGTTGAACCAGTACTCTAGCACCATAAGGTGCCATTAAAGGATCAATAACGGGAAACGCTTCTTCAAGCGTTTGTTCGATATCATACGACATCTTGTTTTTCCTCTTCTAAAATTACATTGATAAGATTCAAAGCTTCATCCAAGCCTTGGTGTTGGCCAATTAAGCGCTGGTAAGATTCAAAGTTGACACAATAGCCAGAGACTATTGCGGTAGCTACATCAGCTTGCTTTTGCTTAATTCGCCCGATGAGATCAGAAATCGTCATTAACGACCCCGACCAGATGACTTTCTCATAGGTGTTGCAATGACTACTGTCATGCCACCTTTTGCATGACCACCTTTTTTCATGGTTGCAATTTTTCCTGTGGGTTTAGGCAATGCACGTTTTTGTGAACTATCATTAATCAAAGTTTGTGCTTTTGATTCAGACACACCAGTGATCTTATTCACATTAGGTTGATGACTAATCTCAGCAGGTCCTTTAACTCCACCACCTTTTGCATAATGATGCTTTTTAGCTACACCACCTTTTTTCAAATGATTAGCTTCACCTTCACCGCCCATAGCGATTCGCTTGTGCATGTTAATGGCTTCAGACATTTTGATTCTCCCCTAAATTGGATTGGATTTGATTTTGAGCATCAAGGACCGTTTGCAGTTGCTCATGTTGCAATTGGGCCGCATCCCTTGATATCTCTGCGGACTTAATTCTTTCAGCTGTCAAATTCTTTTCTGTGTTAATAATTAAGTTGGATTGTATTGTATCCATCTTAGCTTTATTTGACATTTGAACATCTTCAGCTTTAATTTGCATCTCGGCTTTATCACGTGCTGCTCTGCGTTGTGTTTCAGCCATTTGTGTTTGCACCAATGCTTGCACAGAAGGATCTTGCGGTTGCAATGATTGTTTAATTTTCTGTGCCATTTCCATAAGCTGTGCCAACTGAGGTTGTATATCAGCAAACCTTTGTTGTGTGTCTTCTTGCACATGATGTGCACTAACAGCAAGCAGTTTTTGAGCTTCTACTGGGAGTGTGCCAACTTTAAGCACGTCAAAGTGGCTTCCAAATGCAGCAGATGAATACGCAGTCATTTGACTTATATACCACAAAGTAATATGTTCTTTTATGTGATTTAATACTCCTGGGACAAACTGCGTGGCAATAATTGGGTTAGAACCAAGCATAGGATCCATTGCATATGTCAAATGCGTTTCCAAATGAGCCATATGATCTTGATGTGGATAAGCACCAACAGGTTTGCCTAAAGATAGAGCCACATTTTCCAATGCAGGGTTCATATCTTTCACTTCTTCAGGATCTGGTAGTACTGAATTAATATCCGGTAGTCTAATTTGTTTAAGAATCCGTTTTTCAACCTCTAATCTATCATAGAGATCCGGACTTGCCTGTGCTCTAGCTGCAAGCGTTTGAATCTGCGCATACCTCTGGCTCTCAGCAAAGATATGAGGATCAGAAACCGGTACAATGTCCGTATTTGATAAGAAATCATCCTTAGAAATGTTAAGATCTTTAACAACCTCACTTTTTGCTTGTTCATCAACATACCACCTGTTTAATCGTGTAAGAATCCGTAACACTCTACGCTGAGAGTCATGCAATCTTGAATGTATTGCACTAAATACTGCAGAACCTTGTTCAATTAAGGCCTGTGTTGTCCCTACAGGTGCATTTGATGTCACATCTGCAATCTTTTCTTCCGCAGTTGTAACCACACCTTTGGCTGCATCATTTAACCAGCCAAGCAATGAGAACAAGACAGGTGAAGGTTGATTAAAAGGTATTGGCATTGCAATTTTCCTGATGTCATCAACACCAGGCGCGCCTTCAATCTCAGAAACTTGTGTTGGTTCTATCACAGTGGTTTGGCCACTGATCTTAGCACCTTTAAGTTTAAGCATTGTTGGTGCAGTAACTATATGAGCCGAATCAAGCAATGCACGAAGAGCACCAGTAAGAGCGGCAGACAAACCACCAATAAGATGAGGTAATCCAATTGCATATGCACCTCTCCATGGAATGAATTTAAATTCAACAATCCAATCAAGATTGGTCATTGCTTCATCACCATCTTCCCAGTTTCTATACAATCCAACCACAGATCGTGCATTTTCATCAATCATTAGCATGTAAGGTGCACGTTCGCCTTTAGAAAACTTATCATCTTCTAAATCTAACCATACTCTAATGTGAAATACTCTGCGAATACCATCAATATTCTCAGCTTGACGTTTTTTACCTTCAATCTTATCAGTTGCTTTTTCAGCTTTTGTCTGATCTGGCTCTTGCGATGCACGATACACATCTATGTCTGAGTACAAACCACTTTTAACCCTTATTTCATAGATTTCTTGTGTAATATCTTGAACTTCAGTGATTCTAGATGCAGTATAAAAGTTACCTGCGGCAAATGGAAGGTAAATATTGTCAATGGGTATAAATTCGGCACAGGGTCGTTTCTTTCTTTCATCATACCAGAGCTTCATGTACTGACTTCCGCCTAATGGAAGTTGTGTAAGCATCTGTTCTTGCTCATCACGGTACTCTTCAATTTGCTCTGTTAGTTGCCAGTTCATAAAGTCGCGTTTTCGCTCGGCTTTACTGGTCTTAGCGTCGGTAACTTCACCAATAATCTTGGTTTTAACTGGCCCATCAGCAGGAAATAGTTCTTTAATTGCCCTTGCAGCAAAGTCCACACAGGCTTCAGCCATAACAGGATGCACAACTTTTGATGCGCCTAAGAACTGTGCACCACCCGGTGCATCATGACCAAGGCCAGTTCTACGGATTCCATCTTCATATTGTTTATCCCTGTCTTCACGGGCCTCTTTATCTTTCTCAATAAGGTCAAGATACTTAGTGGCTAGCTCATCTAGGTCATAACTATTAATAGTTTCGGCCAGATTTTCATAAAAGTCAGGCGATTCTTCAGGGCCTTTTAAATCGTCCATCCTAACAATTGCAGAACCATCAGGCAGTTCTTCAACATCAGGGATTTCGTCCAACAATTCTACAAGTGATGCATCATCATCTGCAGGCTCTTCAGTAATTGGATCAATGTGCCGATCAAAATCTTGTGGAATGGGCATTTCTATAGCCATGTTTTACCTTTAAGGTTGTTGTCTTAGTTCAATGTCTGTGGCGTGCTGTTCAAGAGCTCGAGCAAGTAGCTCACGTTGCGCAGGGTTAAAGACTCTCCAAGGTTGACCAGCACTATATTGTCGCGCCGTTTGCGCAATAGCTCTTAAATCAGTAGGGGTATTGGCATTGTTAGGATGCGCAACGCGAGCTGCGAACTCTCTTGCTTCATTGATTTCTCTTGTACTTAACTCGCCCTGTAAGTCTGCTAAAGCTGCAGTTTGAATACGACGAGGCAACACGTCGGCATTTGCAATGTGTTGTTGCACAGCTTCGGGTATTGGTGCTTGCTGTTCAAATTGCACATATGGGCCTAGGTGATCAATGGCTCTACGTAACATAGACAAGTAATCGTCGTACTCAGTGCGATTAATTCGTAATGCCTCAGGTGTTGACCTTACAATATCATTTCTTATATTAGTAAATCTATTTATTGCAGACTGCGCTATTTCACTTGGGGTATACCCTTGGCCAAACATATTATTTGCCATGGTATTAACATGCTCAATGGCTGCCCCCATCATGCTATAACTGACAGGCGTAGTGGCAAGTTGCAAAGGCTCAGTATACGCTTGCGTAATTGCTGCATTAATGTTTTGCGGCTCAGGTGCTTGTGCAGGCTGATTAGCACCGTGCTGATTATCAACTTCCCAATCACCAGTATCCACATTAAGTCCCATGTTTTGCATAACTGTATCAACATGGCTTAGAGCTTCTTCTCTTTGTCTAGGCGTTAATTCCCATAAAGTACCGCGTTCTCTATCTTCGATCTGCTCCAATAAGTCACGATAGCTTTCTTCAAGAATATTTTCAGGGTGCGAATCTATATTGTTATTTCTAAAAAATGCCTCAAGAAAGTCAATCACAGGTGCAGGTAATGATGTTTGTACTGTTTCAATTTGGTACGCAGGATTTACGCCTAGTTCAGGCTGATTAGCGCCATGCTGATCATCAGGCTCCAATAAATTAGGCGTTGCACGTCTGCTTTCATATGCTGCTAAAGCCAAATCTACACTCCGTATATGCTCATCAAGCATTTGAATGATTGGTGCCACATCTCTAGTACTCTGAATACCGTATGCAGGTAAGTCAATGTCATCGACATTAGTAATGCCATCAACATAGTGAGTTAAATGATCATGAATCCCTTGAAGTGATGCATTTTCTGGTAGCACAGCTATTATATCGTTATATACTCTAACTGCTGCAGGATGATGTGCAATGTAAGCATTTGAAACACTTGCCATTGGTTGTCTATGTGCGTCTAAATCATGCTCATCAGCCAGCCTTGTCATCTCTTGAATTGCACTTTGTATAAACTGTCTTCTATCTGCTCCAGTAAGATTTCTAATTGTTGGATGATCAAACACATCACTATGCAATGCATAAATTGTAGAGTCTACATTATCTATACCGCCGCGTATATTATCCTCAAAGATACTATTACCAAATAATGCACCTTGAAAACTTACACGCTGCAATTCTGTAGGTTCATTATTAGGTTGTGGTTCAGGCACGGGAAGTCTACGTTCTAATTCACGAGCCAATAACTCACGTTGCCGCATTGAAAAAGTACTATATGCATCATCACCTATTGCAGGCGTGCCTGTGCGAAGTGAATGTATTATGTTTGCAACTTCACGGTGGTCATAACTACCAAAAAGGTCATTAGCCAAAATATCAACTTCATTAGCTTGATGATCCCCCATTGCGTCGCGTAACCGTGTTGTAGGTGTATTTTGCATTCCTGCTATTACACGCTGCAATTCTGTAGGCTCACGATAAGGTTGTGCAGGTTGTTGTGCAGGTTGTTGTGCAAGTTGTTGTACAGGTTGTTGTTGCGCAGGGTCAGTACGATCTAAGTAATGCTGAAGCGCAGTTGCCACGCCTTCGCGGTCAAAACTAGTTCTTGTGCCGGCGAAATTAATACCACCTTGCAAAGTGCTTATAACTTGCTCTATACTTCTGCGCCCATGAGTGGGATTAGCATTACCGTTAATTATGGATGTTGCAACATCATGTATGGTCTCTACTGCGGCATCATTTAAATGCCCTAATAAAGGTATTTCTTGGCGTAACCCTGCAATATCAGGAAATTGATATGGCTGTATAGCTTGTTGTGCACCTTGTCGTTGCGGCATATTTTCATTTTGTAAAAAATAATACTGCACGGCATCACTATGTGCTTCCAACATATGACCTAATTCAGCTAGTTCTGCATCAGTATTAAGATCATGGTCAGTTGGCGCAACACGACCATAATTTATTTCATGTGTTGATGTGATTAATGACTGTTCTATATCTTCATTGTTTAGACCTTCATCATACAAATCTTGAAGATATCTTCTGTATGCTGTGTGAATACGATAGTTATTAGTAGAAGCAAGAATATTAGGTATTGGTACTAATGGGTCACCGGCACCAATTAAATACCTAGCATTATTAGTCAACCCTGGGTGTTCTTGCTCTAACCGCCTAGTTAAGTTAATATGCCGTTGTGTGGCATCACGCATACGATCTTCTAAGTCATGGCGTGCATCTAGATAGTCTTCTTCTGATGGGAAATCATTCCTATCTAATTCATTTAAATCATCGTCTAATTGTCTTCTAGTTGCTTCCAACTCATGCAATCTATCATTATTGCCATGTTGACGTCTTACGGCAACCACAGATGCTGGAGGTGGATTATGATTCTTTAAGTCCATCAAATCTTCTTGTGTGACAAACCTAGGTAATCCATGCGCTTCTGAAGCAATCCTAAACGCTTCTTCAGACATATTAGCTTTACCTGCTAAAAATCTAGCACTTAATGCTTTAGTGTCATACACACCAGATTTATCAGTCGTGTCCATGTTTCTGATTTCGTCTGATTTAGCATTTAAATAATCACGAAGTGAATTTCTATATTGTGGGTCAATATCTTTATTGTGGTGTTGTGTTGCATAACCAATTTGATAAGTTTTCTTGCCTGATGCATCTTGCCGCATATCAGAAAATTCAACTAACCCAACAGGCATACCAGTTTTACTATCCCTTAGTGATCCAAATTTAGTATCACCATTCATTGCATTACTAATAAACCCAGTGAGATTCTTTCTAGTTGTTTCAGAAAAACGTTTACCCCATGGGTTTTCTGCTGATTGTGTAGAAATATCTGTTAGTGGCAAGTAATTTCTTTCTGCGCCTGTGAATGTATGTTTATGTGATGGTCTATCAATACCTTTTGCAACACAATGGTCTAGTATTTCAGTTTCACCGCTTAACCAAAACTCAATCTCTTCTGGTGACATGTTGCTATCAATTTCTTTGACGTGTGCATTCCCAAAATGATTTTGTGGTGGTATTGTGCTTAAATCATCTTTGTAAATAGAACTGATTTTTTCTTTTCTTGCCACTAATGATTTTTTAGCTTCAAGTTCTTTAGCTATCCGTTCTTTAGTGACATCCCTAACAAGAGCATCGATGGGTGTTCTTGCCAATTCTTTTTCTGTCATCTTACCTGTTAACAAACGGTTGTATATTTCATCCCCGATTTGCTTAACGCCTAATCTGTGTAATGCACCAGCTCTAACGTCATATACAGTTGTGTGTGGTTGAGTGTTAACAAGGTGCTCAAGTTGTGGGTAAAACTGACGCTCAGGTGGGGGAATCTTGCTCCACATCTTTTCTGCTGTCATACCGCGCAATGCATCATCAGCCATGTTTTCATAGTTATGCGCAATCTTAAGGTTGTCCATATCAGTATGCGCACGCTGTAAAGCTGTGTTTACTTTTTCTAATGCTTTAATATTTTCTTTTGCACCTGGATATGTCATCGGTCTGGCATAACCTTCAGACACCGCTTGTTGGTGTAACTTATCTCTAGTCTCTTGGCGATCATCAGATTCTTTTTGCAACTTAGCGATTTCTTCTTGCTTTTTAACTATTTTAGGCGTAACCGTACCTAGTGGCATATTAGGGTTAAACTTGGTTCTTGCATGCTCAATATCTTCATTTGGTGTAGACATGCTTGCAAGATCATCACTTGCACGCATTGTAATGCCTTTTAATGCTTCATTTAGCAATGGATCTTTTTCAGTACCTAAATATTTTGAAATGTACTGCTTAAATGGGCCAGTTAATGCATTAACACCTTTTTGATGATTCTCAGCAAGTTGGTCAACGCTGATTAAGCCATTTGCTGTTGCAAATTCATTCATCATGTTTTTCATGTAATCATCATGTTCTCGCCCAGGGTATTTATAATCAACAGCTCGTTCTGCATCATTAGCACTAAGATTTGGAAATTCTTCTTGTGCTTTTTGCCGTTTAAAATTTTCAAATGCTTCGTGGTGATTTTCGCCTATGACATGATACCTATATAGTGCATTAGCACTGTCTTGATCAAGTACTGGACCGTACGGCAAAATATCCCTAATTACCTCATCCATACCGCCACGATCTAGACTGACTTTCTGTGTTGTCGCCGATAGCATTGGTGAACCTTCAGGTCTAACGGCATATAAATTAGTTCTAGGCTGTAATTCAGCGGGAATTCCTGGCACAGGTGGTAAACCTTGCATTTGGCGTTTAGCCATAATGTCACCAATACTATCGGCAACACCTTGTGCTTTAACACCTAGTGTAGGTTCGCCCAGTATGTTTTGTTTTTGAATACCTGATTGTGCATTCCTAAAATCTTGTGGTAAATCCCTTAACTCACCACCTACGATCTGAGCTTTACCAATAGCCGCTCTTACATCACTAGGCGACACTAAAGGTCTACGTTCTTCAAGCCCGGTCATATTACCAATAATGCCGCCTCTAGGTGACATTGGCAATATAGGAATGTCAGGTGCTTTTTTGGCTAAATAATCTTCAAAATTCTGGCCAAGCGGAGTTTGTGCAGGTTGCATGTGCATCTGATTAAACCTATTGGCTAAATCAGTTGCTGTGTTAAGACCTGTTCTGTTAACTTCACCTGTTTGTGCATAATTACTAATGTCATTAGCAACGTCAGGCACGGATCTAACAAGACCTTGTGCCGCACCAAGTGCACCAACAGCAGGGTTTATCACCGTAGTCCTTGCAAGATCCTGCAAAGACTTCATAACCATTAAAGGATTGTAGTTAGTGGCTACATGCTTTACTTTATTAATCGCTGAATGTAACGGGCTATTTCCACTAGGTTGTGCTAAAGGTTGATCTACAGGCGCATCGTCTTCATAACCGATTTGATTGCCCATTGCATCAGTTAGTATAGCCATTATTTACTCTTCTTCTCAGTTTTATTTTTATTGGCTTTCTTTTCTTTTTGTGCTTGTTCCCATGACTGATCAAGATAATTACTAAACTCTTCAGGTGTTACTAAGCTTTGAAATTCAAAAGATCTATCACCTTGTTTAGGCTTTAACCCTAGTTCTGCAAACTTAGGTTCGTATGATCTTGGATCGTACTTATAAAACTCAGACATGTTATCATATAGTTCTTGCTCATCATAGTCATATTGGTGCAAGTTGCGTAACACATCAACCATTTCATGTGGTTTTAAGTTGTGAGTTAGCTGATGTTGCATATGAATGTACAACTCATGCGCATCTTTATTAGATATATCATCTGAAGAATACTCGTTGTATTTTCCATTTGGTGTATTAGCCAACGCATCCATTGAATCAAGTTTCTCTTTTGGTATACGATCTTTTAAGTAGTCACGAGCTAATAACCATGCACTTTGTGCCACTGCCTGTGGCTCTTGCTCATATGCATCATTAAATGCATGATGAATAAAATCACCAAGATGAAAGTCAATGTTACCATTCTTTGCAAACGTGGTCTTTGCAACTTCAGTTAATGGCGGCACAATCTCAGGCACAACATCTGCAATCTTAGGCGTAGGTAATGCTTGATTCAAAGCAGCTTGACCGGCTTTTTTAAGCACTTCACGTCTAGATACGGGTGTGTTCATGGCTTTAGCGGCCAAGTCATTTAACGGACTAACAGATGGCGCAGGTGCTGATGTTGGTGCCGGTGCTTGTTGAGGTGCAGGCGCTGGAAAATTAGATGTTGGAACTGGAATATCAACAGGTCTAATTGCAGGAACTGAATACTCTGCTTGAGGCGATAATCCAAGAATTGATCGACGTTGTATGTCAATAGGCGGTGCAACTGGCTTAACTGGTTTAGGCCCTCTGCCAAAAAGCCCTACTTGCTGCATGTAAGGATCTTGACCAAATTGACTAGCACCATCATCATAGACAGGCGGTGGCATCTGACCATTTGCCATTAATGAGGCTTTCATATATGGAATATCGTCTTCATTAAGCGGCATATGGGTTAACCCTTCTAGGACGTGAATCATCGGCGTAACCGTCTTCCGGATTATACAAATAATCCAACACAAGAAAACCGCTATCACGCAAATATCTTAATGCTTGTGATGTTGAGTCCACTAAGTCATCATGCCGGACTTCAGGGAATGCGCACAACTGATTAATCAAAGCATCTGCCCAATCACGAGCCATTCCTTCTCTGACTTGCGACTCAGGTATATATACCAAACCCCGTTGAATAATTGGCGCAACTATATTTAACCTTTGCGTTTTATCTGCATTTCCAGGATTGTAAGGACGTACTGGCAACCCAGCTTTCTGCAAATCTTGGATCAATGAAATCCCTGCCGACTTGTTTTCTATAAGAATCAAATCAACTTTTTTACCCTGCCCAAATTCATCATTATCCCCGTAAATATTTGCAAACTCATCAATTACACGTGGCCGAAGATCAGGGTACTTCATGTACTCGTCCCAACTGTCTATAAGCATGACCGACATCGGTTTATCTTCAGGCTTAAATACTCCCCACACCGTGCATGCCGTCGGATCATTCGTGGTCTTATCCGATGTTGCACAGTCGTAAGATTGCACCACGTAAATAAATGGGGGTAGGGGTGTTTGCGCATCCCACAACTTGAACCATTGTCTCTTTACAATTCCTGCCTCCTCAGGATCTATCAACTCGGCGTGAATTTCTTGTCTGCCTAATGATGTTCCCTCGTACTGCAAAATCTGCGTCTGAAAAGATGGGGCTAGGTTCTTTATGTTGTCATACGTAGATGCTGATGTGTAGCATACGTCTTCACCGTCACGATTAACTAGATCGATAATCAAAGGTTTTGGCTTTGGGGTTGTTGTGCAAATTAACACAGGCTTTTTTCCTAGCCGCATTCCAAACTGCAGCATGTTCCAAGCTTCGTCTAGATAGTGCCATGCAGCAAGTTCGTCCAGCCAACCACCATGAAACTGAGGTCCCCGAAAACGTTCTGGCTCTGATGCAGCTATGCCCTTAATGATAGAGCCATTCTTTAGTATTACCTCGTGTAAACTTTTGTAATACGTTTCGATAATTGCCTCGGGAACTACGCTCAAGAGGCCTGAGTCCCCCTCGTAGCAGACGTCTCGAAGGTCCCCTGATGTCGGAGCAGAAACCAACCAGCGAGTTTTTGGATGCGTCCAAGCTTCCCACCAAGTCCATTCAGCCGCACACCTTGTCTTGCCTGCACCTCTACCTGCAAGTAAGAGCCATATGTTCCACCAATCGCCCTTTGGCGGGATCTGGTGTGGGTTAGCTACTTGGAGCCATTTAAGGCGAGCTTTGATTGCGGCTTTCCATTCAGGTGAAGCATGCTCTATGCTCGGACCTGTCTTAAGCCTTTGATCTACGTGATCATGGATTGCTTGTGCTACTGTCATCTTGCCTGATGCTGAGTACTTCGTTCATAAGCTCTTGCGCGAAGTCATGAACTACATCGACCTGAATTGCTCCGTCATTCTTGCCCGTGACTTCGACCTTGCTATTGTCTCGGTACTTTGCTGGGAATCTGGCTGACATTGACCTAGACCAGAGATTTGCATTCACTTTGGATCCGTTCGGTCTCTCAACTATGTTGTCCATAGCTATCCGTTCCCAAAACGCGAGCTCAAAGTTTTTCGCGCGCTCCAAGGCCTCCATAAACTCATCGTTGTGCTCAGCCCACAAGTTCAAAGTATTGTAATGAATATCTAGTTCCGCAACAATAGCTTCACGACTAAAGCCTTTTTTGCCAAGTTCAACAACTAAGTCGCAGTACTCTGGCTTATATAGCGTAGGTCTTCCGATTTTTTTATCGCTCATGATAGTAATTGGTAGAAAATAAAATGCATTCTATCTATTTTTTGGATCGATTACACAATAGTTTTCAGGTCAAAGTTACAAAGTTACAAGTTACAAAGTTACAAACATTCTAGAAACTATTATACGACGACGTTATATCTATATATAAATATTATCTTAAATATTAATGTAACTTTGTAACTTTGTAACTTGTCTTTTATATCAACAACTTAGCTACATTTCACACGTAACTTTGATGTAACTTTCATGTAACTTGCATAATACTATAGTTCCAATTCTCTTTTTACAACATCATCTGTTTCTTCAGCCAACATGCTTAATTCTCCGTAATTGGTAAAGTTACATTTTTTGGCCAATGCATTTGTAACTTTGAAGATGGTAACTCTAGAGCTTTTTCCACGGACTTTTACCACTTTACCGGATTCAACTTCACCATAGTTTAACAAAGCTTTCTTAATGTATTGTGCTTTAGCACGGACATCATGACCCCATCTTTCGCAAAGTATTTCCAAATGTGTTGGAGTAAATGCAGCAATTCCATCAAGATTCTCAACCACAAAGACACAAAGTTCTTGTGCAAATGCTTCAATCGGACTTTTGCTAGCTTGAATTGCAATCTGTTTGTACTTAGTGTTGGGTGCAGGCTTTGACGGGTCAAAGTCCGTAATATCACGGTTGTAATACCAATTAAGCACTTTACCGAATCCTTGTTGTGATCTAGCCCAAAGCATTAAGCTTACCACTTTTGGGTGTGTTTCCAAGTTAGTTAAGCTTTCCGGTTTAAATATGGCTTCCCTTCTTGCACTATCGCCCATTCGTGTAATGTAAGGTTTATTTGACGTAAATATAAAGTTCATGAAGTTCTCAATGTTGTATTGAGCTCCATACTTATTATTGATTGCTATTTCACGTCCAGTAATCATGCTTTTTAACTGAGCCGAATGGTCTTCACGATCCGATGATGGTTCGTTAATCACAATCAGGATTTTATTTTTAAAGATACCGTTAAAATTGCCAAATAGTTCGTCCGGACCGATGATGATAGCTGGTCCATTTTCACCAAGTCCAAGCATTTCAGCAATGAATTCAGCAACAGCGGACTTTCCAATACCTTCCACATTACTAACGAATTGTGGTGTGGTGTTGTTTTTCCTGTGAGGAAATTGCACTACATTAGCTACCCAATCGTGCCAATAGTCGGCAAATGCTGGTTCATCCCTAAAAAAGTACGAACAGAATTCCAAGTATTCAGTCACATCGCCAATTACAGGTTCATGCAACCAGTTACTCAAATAGTTATAACATCCGTCAGGTGTAATCTTCAAACCTTGGTATTGGGGAAATACACCAACTTTACGGATGTCACACCGTTTTCGCCATTTCTTATACTCTTCAAGCAGTACATATTCCCTAGTCACTACCTTTGGTGGTTGATTCGGTCTAGTCTGTACTTGTGTAGACTGTAAGAACACATGTTGTGCCGAGTCTATCTTTGCTTTTTGGAAGCTCATGATATGACCATCATCTAACCTGATGACATCCCCATTGTACAAGGCGTATTTAGTGCTGAACTCATGAAGCCGAACGTCCAAACTATCTACACCATTCATCACAACAGAGGTGCTTGCCAAGACATCAGTCAAAGCTTTACCATCGTTCAAGTGATCATCAATTGCATATTTGGCACCTTTACCCGGTCCAAACCTTCCAACACGACACAAATGCACCTCAGCACCAAGACCTCGTAAAACTATGGCTAACTTAGTCTCAGCAAGTGCAACCTGATCATTAGGCTCACCATCATCCTTTGCACCATCGTAATCGAAAACAATATAGACCTTCCGATGCGTGACATTGAAATTGGTTTTCCTTTGCCATTGGATTTGCATTAAATCCTTGTGCAAGTGTAAACCATTTTTGTCAGTCCATGATGTAACACCGGCAAGCCCAATACAAACTTGCGTCAATTGGTTTGCCATTGCATGTTTAGTAATAGACCAAGTCTTAAATTCGCCTTCAGTAATTATGATAGGCACATCAACATTGGTAATGATAGATCGCCAATGAACTGTTGGTGGAAAATAGATATGACTGCCACTTGATCTAGCCTGAGAATATTTCATCTTAGACCGTGGCATCAGCAATCGGACCCTTACGAATCCGGTATCATTTCCATCTATATCAAAATACGGTATTTTTACCGCATGTTCGTATGTGTGACCAAGTAAGGATTTTGTAATCTCTTTTTCAAGAAACTGAAGACCAAGACTCTTTTCATCTTGTTCATCAAATTGTCGTTGTTTAAGAAAGTCATGGTATAATCCGATCGGTTGTGTTACATGAGACGAAAATCCCATTGATATGACCTTTCCTTTGTTTTCTTTGCAGTTGTCTTAAGGCCCTAGCTCTAACTAGGGCCTTTTTTTATGTTAGATTGCTACTAGTTCTTCGGCCAAATTAACGGCCATTTCTTTATAAGCTATTCCATCACCAAAAAATGCACGATCAATCCGCACATCTGAGGTTCTACCTTGATGATGATCGACATATTCTGTAACTGCATTAATTAAACCCCAAACAGTATCTTTAGCGGACTTAAGACTGCTACCTTTTCCAGCACCATTATATAAAGCCATTAGCTGTTGGCTAATACGCTTCGACACAATAGTTTCACCTTTATCGTTTTCGTATGAAGACACAGTTTGAAAGTACTTTTCAGCTTGTTCCTGTGTGACATGTGATTCAGTCCAGAATTCTAACCTTGTAAGGAATGATGACCATGAAGTTGCAGCCAAACCAAGTTCAGCCTTAACTTTATCATGATCAAATGTTGCACGGTGGTTAACACGAACAACGTTTTTAGATTTGCCTGATGTGGCTTCTTGCATTGCAAAACCTAAAGTGTTATTACATACCACACGAACAGATGTGAACATGGCCGTTGTTGCCATTGAACCATCACATGCTGTACCAAGTAATAAATAACCCTTGATTGTATCATCCATGACTTTAGCTTCTTTACCCATGGAAGCCAATGCCCAGTATTTTCTACCACCACGTAAAACTCCAGCTGTTTCAAGTTCGAAACCAGCTTTATCAGTAAGATCACGGTAAAACTCTAAAACTTCTTTTGGTTGTACAACATTGTAAGTCTTTGAAACCACTGTCAAAGCATTACCACTGTCGGAACGAACCAAGACTTTTTTACCGGGTACTTTATGTGTATCACCATTAAGACGGTACAAGGCATCATGTTCTTCGATGGTGAAGTCCATACCTGCAGCTTGTTGCCATTGCTCGATGCTTTGACCTGCTTGCATTTGTTGACCAAGTTTGTGCCAAGGCATATCGCCTTTGTATGCAATTGCTGAAAAACCTTTGGTTGAATCGATTTCGTGTGACATAGTGAATCCTTTTATATTCAGAAAGTTAAGTTAATGTGTTTCCACAAGGTTCATTATAACAACATCTGCACAAGTAAACACCTTTTTTAAAAATATATTCAAAATAATTAATAAATTTGTGCTTATTTATTAGATGTTTAGTATATAATGTCCTTGTGCAATGAATAGCACACCTTATTTTTATGAACTGAAAATAAAGGTATTCAATAACAAGTGGTTTGAAAATAAAAGTAAACAACTCAATAAACAAAGGATCAAGATGTCGTATCTTACACATAACGAAATTTTTGTAAACCCAAATGGGACAAGTCTTAAGGGCAATATTAAATGTGGCTATTACTTATTAGTCACTTTATTTGGCCAACCCCATAAAGCCGATGAATACAAGTCAGATGCTGGTTGGGATATTCTGTTTTTAGATGATGACAACCACAAAGAAATACGAGCCACAATCTACAATTGGAAAGATGGCTTTAATTACTGTGGTGCCAATGGTATTCAAACAGATAAAATCACCAATTGGCATGTTGGTGGTAACCACAGTTCAGTCGTAAATAGAATTCAAGAAGTTATTGATACATATATCCTTGATTGTCTTGAAAACACTATCACAAATTCTAACAAGCACTTTGAGGAAGCCTAATGGATTACATTAACATTGACAAAATACTGGATGTGGTTTTAGCAGTGCTTATTGGTATTGTTTTAGCCATTTGTTTAGTTTCATGGTGGAGTAATTAATATGTTACCAATTGACTGGCACAGACAAAGAATTAAAACAGGCATGAGTCCTTCAGCCGAAGCACTATTGTGTTTAATATCAGTGTATAAAGCAATGACAGTTATGGAATTAGTTGCATTGGCATTAAAAGAAGAAATTGCATCATCAGCAACTATTCACCGCAGCTTTATGTGGCTTCGTAAAAGTAAGTTCATTAGCATAGAGTTTCATGATGGTAATCAAAGAACTAAATATGTTATTGCAACTAAAAAAGGCGATAAATATATAGGGGTTGGAAAATGAATAACAATTTCATATACGAATACGACCAACACGAGGCTGATGAACTTCGTCTTCAAGACCAATTTGAACGTAAGCAACGGCAAAAATATGCTGCCCATCCTGATTGTAGGGATCCTGATCATCCCGGTTGTGATAGATGCAGTGAAAGTGATGATGACAATGACGACTAGAAAAGTAGCAATTCTTTGCCCATCATATGATGCCAAGGTTCATTGTAACTTTTGCATATCTATGGCTGAAATATTTAGATTGGGTTCGCATATTAAAAGTATGTCAATGCATCTAAATTTTCTTATGCATGAATCTATTATTGAACGTGCTAGAAATCATTTGCTGCAAGATGCTTATGATCAAGGCATGGATGATTTTGTGTTCATAGATACAGATCAGTCATTTGATCCTGCTGCATTTTTTGCTGTACTTGGTCATCAAGTTGATGTTGTAGGTATTCCTGTTCGCATGAAGGATAGTGAAGAACATTACAATATTAGACCTGAAGACATGAGTCAGCATACATATGATCCATGGCTTGGTTTATTGGAAGTCAAAAGCATTGGCACTGGATTTTTTCGTTTGTCTAGAAAAGCCGTCACATATTTAATGGATAACTCCATATCATATTTGGATGGCTTCACCACAAGAAAACGTATGTTCCAATGCGATGTATTTGACAATGGTTATGTGTCGGAAGATATTAACCTGTGTAATAAGCTAATCAATGGCGGATTTAAAGTCTACGCAGATATTAATCACACATGTGCTCATTACGGTGATGCAACATACACAGGTAATTTTGCTGACTGGTATAGGAAACAAGTATGAACTGTCCACATTGTGGTGCTTGGAGTTTTGTAAATTACACTAAAATGCCTAGACGCAGAAGAGAATGCGCTAATGGACACAGGTTTACCACACAGGAAATATGTATTGATGATCAATTAAAAGAAGCAAAACTAACACGAATGCAAGTAGCAAAACTATTTCAAAAACGTAACTTAAAGGAAAAATCAAATGATGTATGATAAAGTAAAAGAATTTAGACTTAAACTTAAACTGCCTGTATCAGATACACCGGCATTATTACAGCCAGAACACATGAGTTTTTATGCAAGATTTATCATGGAAGAATTAAGCGAACTTATGCGTGCACATGAAAAAGAAAACATGGTTGATGCTGCTGATGCAATCACTGATTTAATTTATGTTGCAATGGGTTGTGCTCATCATATGGGTTTACCATTAGAACAGATTTTTAATGTGGTTCATGATGCTAACATGCAAAAAACACCTGGTTCAACTAACCGTGGTGTACAACAAGATGCTCAAAAACCTGAAGGTTGGCAGGCACCTGAAGAAAAAATAAATAAAATTTTAAATAAATATTTGTTTACTTCCCATCAAACCATGGTATAATCCAACTGTTTACTACGGTAAACAACACTAAACTTTCTTAACTTTCTAAAACAGGAGTATTAAATGGCTAAAAACCTTAAAATAAAAGTAAACATTGTAAAACGTGAAGATGCAATCATTAAAATTGCACAGGATTTAATAGAATCAGAAGATGATTTGGAATCTTATGTTTGTGATTTACTAATTGGTGAAACACAACCAGTTACTAAATGGTCTGATCAGGATATCATCGACCATTATGAGTATGTTCACGGTGAAATAATCGAACTTAAGGATTAATCATCATGAATATATTTTTCTTACATCGTGTTCCTAACATTGCCGCACTTTACCATTGCGACAAACATGTAGTTAAAATGATTCTAGAATCAGGTCAACTACTTGCCACATGCCATCACGAATATGGCAATCCAGTTACATGGAAACCAACACATAAAAATCACCCTAGTGCTGTTTGGGTTCGTCAATCCAGACTACATTATGACTATGTTAATGCACTTGGTCGTTGTTTATCCAAGGAATTTTATCGTAGGTATGGTCATCATCATAAATCAAGTCAATTGTTTAATGGCGAATTAGCATATGCACCTAAGCCTATGTATTCAATGCCTTTAACATGGCAAGATCCTCCGCAATGTATGCCTGATGAATGTAAACACGAAGATGCTGTAACAGCTTATCAAACTTACTATCGGCATAAAAAGTCTATCATGTCCATGGTATGGTACAAAGGTCAAAATCATTTTACGCCACGTTTTATGGAGTCAGCAAATGTCTAATCAGCACAAATGGGATATGCGGTATCTTAATTTAGCTAAGTTAGTTTCAACTTGGTCTAAAGATCCATCTACAAAATGTGGTGCTGTTATTGTTAACCAGCACAATGAAATTATTAGTGTTGGGTTTAATGGTCTGCCTAAACTTGTCACTGATAACGAGGAAAGGTTGACAAATCGTGACATTAAGTTGAAAATGATAATTCATGCAGAAAGAAATGCTATTATTTTCGCTAAAAAAGATCTTAGGAATTGCACAATTTATACATATCCAATGATGGCTTGTAGTGAATGTGCAGCAATGATCATTCAGGCTGGATTTAGTCGCCATGTTTCCATGTTAAGCCCAAATAAGCATTGGCAAGATTCATGGAAAATTGCAGGCGAAATGTTTGATGAAGCTGGTATGGTTGTGGATATCTATACAAAGTCAGAATTGGAGAATGAAAATGTTGATTAATGAATTAATAGACCAAATTGTTGAAATTAAAATTAAACGTGACGAATGCACAGCATTAGATAAAGAACTTTCTAAAACACAAGCAATGTTAGAAGGTGATTTAATGAATTTAATGTCTACAGCAGGTACAACCAAAGCTGCTTCTGAAGCTGGTCATTCTGTTACAATGAAAAAAGTTGTTCATCCAACTATTATCGATTGGGATTTGTTTTATGATTATGTTACAAAGACTAAAAGCTTTGACTTATTGCATAAACGTTTAAGTTCTACAGCTTTCAGAGATCGCTGGGAAGCTAAGGAGGAAATACCCGGTTCCTCCTCTGCAGAAGTCTGGGGTATCACCGTTACTAAATCACGTAAATAAGGAATTAATATGTCTAAAAATCAAGTTGCATTATTCGAAAACGAATTGGAAAAAATGGCTCAAGCTTCTTTGGAGGCTGAAAAAGGTAGTGCAGGAATTACATTCCTTAGCACTAAAGGTGGCATACTAACTTACAAGGATAATCCTATTGCAGGTAATAGCCTTGAGGTTGTTGTTATTGCCTCACCTGTTGAAAGGCTTTACTATACAGCTCGTTACGATCCTACAAAGCCTGCAGGTCCTGTGTGTTTTGCCTTAGGTCAAACCATGACTGGTTTAAAGCCTAATGTTAACTCAGAGCAAAAACAGTCTGACACTTGTGCTAACTGCCCTAAAGATCAATGGGGTAGTTCAACAACAGGTGGTAAAGGTAAAGCTTGTGCTGAAAAACGTAGACTTTTAATCGTGACAGCAGATTCCATCGGTTCTATTGATGCAGTTAATATGGCTGAAGTTGCAGCATTACGAGCACCAGTGACCTCAGTAAAAGCATTTGCTGTTTATTTGCAAAAGATTGCTAATGCAGTTAAACGTCCACTTTCAGCAGTGGTTACTAAAATTAGTCTTGTGCCTGATCCAAAAACACAATTCAAACTTGAATTTGATTTTGTTCGTGCAATTGATGATGTTGAAATCATTAAAGCTTTAATCACTAGAGGTGAAAAAGAAATGACTAATGCAGTGGAAACTGCTGGTATTGATGATGGTGAAACCACAAATGCCGTTTCTCAGTCAACAAAGTATTAAGATGTCTGATCCTATCTTCCTAGACTTTGAAACGGAAGCAATCGGTCCTAGACCTAAATTTTACCCACCAAAACCTGTTGGTTTAGCGGTATTAGATAGGTCTGGACAATTTCAATCCGGTTATTTTGCATTTGCACATGACACAGGTAATAACTCTAGCTTTAAAGCAGTTAGAGATATTCTTGTGCAGATCTATGAAAGTGGTAGACATATTTGTTTTCATAATGCCATGTTTGATATGGCAGTTATTATGGAACATTTTGATCTACCATTTCTTAATCCTATGCGTGTTGAAGATACTTTGGTGTTAGCCTTTTTATATGATCCATATGTAAGAAGTTTAGCACTAAAAGAACTTTGTAAGGAATGGTTAGGTGTTCAACCAGAAGAACGTGATGAGCTATTTGAGTGGCTTATTGCTAATATTCCTGAAGTTAAAAAGAAACCTAAACAAGCTGGTGCATTTATTGCGCGTGGTCCTGCACAATTGGTTGGTAAATATGCAAATGCAGATGTAAGACTAACAGCATTGTTGTATGACTTTACACGTGAAGTACAAGCTACAATGTCCGATGCTTATATTCGTGAAATAACATTGATGCCAATTTTACTTGAAAATTCTAAACTTGGTGTTCGTGTTGATCGTGATGGAATGCTTGAATGTCAAACACAGTCATTACATGATATTGGATTATGCGAACAATGGCTTAATACATATTTCAATGTTTCAGAAATCAATTACAACTCAGGTCAGCAATTGGTTGATTTAATTCAAACCAAAGGTTGTTTTTATGATAATAAACGTTGGCCAAAGAGTGATAAAGGCACATTACTATCCGATAAAGAAACACTAAAAGACATGATTACCGATGAAGTTCTTGTAACTGTACTTCGGTATCGTGACTTATTGGTTAAACTTAATGGAACATATATTGAGCCATGGTTGGAACAGTCAGCATTTAATGGTAGGATTTACACTGAATGGAATACTGTTAGAGGTGAAGTTGGTGGCACAAGAACTGGTAGATTATCAGCCAAACCAACACTTCAGACTATGCCAACCAAGGAACCTCAGTCTAAACTACCGCCTGAATTGCAAAGTGTTGTATTACCTAGAGTTAGGAAATACATACTTCCAGATGAAGGTGATGTGGTTGTTTCAGTGGATTTCCAAGCACAGGAACTTAGACTATTTGCACACTTTGAGGATGGTAAATTAGCAGCACAGTACCGTAAAGACCCTAAAGCAGATCTACATGCATTTGCAGCAGGTATTATGTCTGAAAAAGCTGGTAGACCTATCATTAGGGATTATGCAAAGGTTATGTCATTTGGCATATTGTATGGTGCAGGGCCTAAAAAGATCAGTGAAATGCTAGGTATTCCATACCCTGAGGCAAAGAACTTAATTGACTTGTACAAGACTGAAGTTGCACCTGGTCTTGACAAGATCAATAATGATTTAACCAATAGGTATAGACTTCGTGCACCATTTACCACTATTGGTGGTAGATTGGTGAAAGGTGAACCACCTAAATTTATCAACGGCAAAATGATGGAATTCGGATTTAAGTCATTAAACACATTGATTCAAGGTTCCGGCGCTGATATGAATAAGAAAGCTATGATTGACTATTACAAAACAGCCAAAGATAGCAGACTTCTTTTATCATTACATGATGAACTAATCATTTCAGTCAGAGAAGAGCATGCAGAACGTGAAGCTGAAAACTTAGCTAATTGCATGCTTAATTGCTTTAAATTAGATGTCCCATTAATTGCTGAACCAAAAATCGGCCGTAACTTTGCAGAGATTAAATAATGCCATATCCTTATTCATATTCAGCAATCAAAATGTACGAAGAATGTCCATCTAAATACAAATTTAGTCGCATACTTCGATTACCACAACCATCAGGACCTGCAGCAGAACGTGGCACAATGATTCATGCAGAGATTGAAAATGCTATTAAAGGTGGATTAGATCTTTTGTCCGATGAGATTATGCATTTGGCTAATAGCATTAAAGTATGGAAAGAAAATGGTGCACAATCAGAGATGAAATTCTCTGTTGATAAACATTGGAATGCTATTCCTTATGATGACCCAATGTCAATGTTTCGTGGTGTAATTGATTTGTATCTTGAACATGAAGATAAAGCAGTTGTAATTGACTTTAAAACAGGTAAAGATAGAGATTATTCCGACCAGATACGTGTGTATTCAGCTGTTATTTTAGCAACTAAAACACATATATCAGAAGTAAAAAATATCATTGAGTTTATTGATCTTAAAAAGACTAAAGAATATCCTACAATTAAACGCGAAGACTTAAGTAGTCTTAAATCATTAATGGTTGGTAGAATTCTTGCGCCAGAAAAAGATAACATCTTTGCACCAAATCCAAATCAGTTTTGCAAATGGTGTCATTACCGTAAAGATAATGGAGGACCTTGCAAATGGTAAATGCACCTGCACCATCAAAAGATACTGCACTTTTTTTGGCAGAATATTATTGGAATAATAAGCAGCCTCAACGTAGTTGGGATTGGCTATTTGTTTGGGGGTTTTATGACCTATGGCTTTGGGAGTACTGGGATGACTAAAGACGAAGCATTACAAATGGCGCTTAAGTTTATTGAACGTGTCAACAAAGATGCGTGGATATTGGAAGACTTTGAACCGCAGATGTACGAAGCAATCACCGCTATCAAAGAAGCACTAGAAACAAAAGATGATCCTGTGGCGATAGTCATATCCGAATCAAGGGCAAACGTAACGCATTCTTGGTGGCATGAGCCTGCATTGCCTATTGGTACAAATCTCTACACATCACCACAATGCACATGGGTAGGACTGACAGAAGAAGATTTAAAACCAATATGTGATGAATGGCGTATTGTTTATGGCGCATGGATAAACGACTTTGCCAGAGACATTGAAGCCAAACTAAAGGAAAAGAACACATGAATAGAACTGTTTGCCCCAATGGGATGGTTGATACTTGTTGCGAAAACTACGATAACTGCACTCTTTCTTACTACGATAAAGATGCGGAAATCAAACGGCTCAATGAAAAGATTGAGTTTCTTGCCCGAACCAATATGCTATACAGCGATTGGGAGCATCGGGAAACGCAGGTGACTAGCGAATTAATTCGCAAAGGTATTGAAGAACACAAAATCAATATTGAGTTACGAGCAGAGATTGAAAGCCTTAAACAACGCACATGGGTAGGACTCACAGATGAGGATAAACAAAAATTAGCCACAGAGCAACACGATTGGGAAAGTTTATATTTTGCGGTTCAAGCCAAACTCAAGGAGAAGAACACATGATTGAAATAACACCAATCAATCGTAAAAGAACTAAACGTGTGACTATTGACGTTCCAACAGAAATTGACAGGATTCGTGATCGTCTTCAAGATGACTATGGCGTTAAGATGACTTATGTACAAGTGTTTAGATTCTTAATTCACTTTTACATGCAAAGAGCCAATGAGCCAAAAACAAGATGGAAAGGATTGTAATGCTTGAGAGACAACTTGAGCGTTTTTTCAGTCAAGAATGCAAAAGGCTTAATATTGCAACCATTAAATTGCATTTACGCTTTTCAACAGGATGGCCAGATCGTTTGATCATCTTAAACAAAAAAGTATGGTGGATAGAACTTAAAACTTTAACTGGTTCACTTAGTCCTAGACAACATGCAGTTCATGACACACTAAAAAGTCTAAACCACAAAGTACTTGTACTAAGAACAAAAGAGGAAATCACAAATGTATTGGAATCCGCATCCTTATCAAATGAAAGCAGTTCAGTTTCTAGTCGAAAACGGATCAGGTCAACTGTGGCTGGATCCAGGACTAGGAAAGACAAGTATAACATTACAGGCATTGAAGATCTTGAGGGCGGCAAAAGCAATTAACAAAGTGCTTATTCTTGCGCCATTAAGACCAACATATGCTGTTTGGCCTGAAGAAATCAATAAGTGGGATAACTTTAATGATTTAACTATTAGTATTTTGCATGGGCCAAATAAAGATCATCGACATGGTGATAAGTCTTTTATCCATGTTATTAATTTTGAAGGTCTACAATGGTTAGCTAAAAAGAATCATTTCCCATATGATGCTTTAATTGTTGATGAAATAAGCTATTTAAAAAATACTAGAACAGAACGGTTTAAAGCACTTTCACCAATGCTAAATAACTTTAAGCGTAGATTCGGTTTAACTGGTTCACCTGCACCAAACAGTCTAATGGATGTGTTTGGACCACAATTAGTTATTGACCGTGGTGCAACATTTGGTAAGTACATTACACATTTTAGAACAGCATATTTCCATCCAACTGGATACGGTGGCTATGAATGGGCGTTAAAGGTAAATGCCGATAAAGAAATATATGAAAAACTTGCAAATAAAGTTTTACGTATGAAAGCAGAAGACTATCTTGACATGCCTGAGCTAATTACAAATAAAGTCCATGTAACTTTACCTGCAAAAATAAAAGTTATGTATAAACAATTAGAAGATAAATTGCTATTGGATATTAATGACAATAAAGTTACAGCATCCACGGCTGCAGTTGCCGTCGGAAAATGTCAGCAAATAGCTAATGGTGCAATTTATCTAGATGGTGAAGATAAAGACATACAAATTTTACATGATGAAAAAATAAACGCAGTTTTAGAACTTATTGAAGGTATGAATGGCAAACCATGTTTAATTGGTTATCATTTTAGACATGATTTAATTAGATTACAAAAAGCTTTTCCTAATGCACCATTTATTGGATCAGGTATTACAGGAAAAGAAATGCAAACAATTATTGATGATTGGAATCAGGGTAAACATCCAGTTTTACTAGCACATCCGCAAAGTGCTGGTCACGGATTAAACCTACAAGGTTCTGGTCATGCAGTTATATGGTTTAGCAATACTTGGTCCTTGGAAATCTATGAACAGTTTATCCGACGTTTATGGCGCCAAGGACAGAGGAATAACATAATTGTTCATCAAGTTATTGCTAAAGATACTATTGATGAAGCTATCGTTGCAGCCACAAGCCGTAAAGATAAATCGCAACAAGCTTTGATGAATGCCATTAAAGACTATGCGAATAGAGAAACTATTTTAGAAATAAGTTAAGTAAACTGTTTACTTACATCAAAAACATGTTATAATTAAACTGTTTACTCAAGTAAACGCTTAACTTTCTAAACTTCAAAGGAACTAAAATGGTAATTACTACAAGATCAATCATAAAATCAGCTATGGCAATCGATGAATTAGCTTACACACTGGATAATATTTCCGCTGATGATAAAAAGAACATCGAAGATTATACAGATTCAGAAATCTTGCATGAAGCTAATTACGTTTTAAGTTTGTTTATTTCCCCACATGAATCACATTGGAATGCAGAAGATTTGCGTGGCGAAAATGGTTTAACCCAGCAAAAGTGGGCTAAAGCACAAGTTCGCAAACTTCAATCATTCATCAAAAAATATAGTTAAACAACTGCCCCTTCGGGGGTTCAAAGGAAACAATCATGAAACCCATAAGTCGACAACCTCGTGTTTATATTGCAAGTCCATTCTTTAATCCGTATGAAGTATCTATCATAGAACAAATTAAAGATGTACTAGCTAAAAATGCATTAACATTTTTCAGCCCTAAGGATGATATGTTATACAACCCGGACACAATGAAACCTGCTGATGTGTTAAAGGTTAACATTGATGCATTGTACTCAACTGATTTAACTGTTTGTGTCACCGATGGAAAAGATCCTGGTACATTATTTGAAGCAGGTTGGTGTTATGCTCAAGGTGTACCTATTATTTATGTGTGGCTAACCGGTAAAAAAGATCAAAAGTTTAATTTAGTCCTTGCTGCATCTGGTGCAGTTGTCCGCTCAATTAACCAATTGGATATAGCCATTAAAGAAATCAAGCAGTCAGGTGCATTTGAACTTAAAGTATGGGATGATAAGGAGATTAAGTATGAGTAAGACCAAACAAGAAGTCAGGGATGAAATCAATGAATTGTATGGCGCAATAATGGCATTAGGTACAGCTATGCAGCATATACATGACTTGCAGACAGAAAAAACAAAACAAATGTTTGCATTAAATCAAATGATTAAAGATATGAAAGATCATGATGAATGAACAGTATGAAAAGTTCTTCATGGATAGTTATACATTAGAGCACACAAAGCGGTACAGTATGAAACCTGTACTGCTACAAGAAAGTGTGGCAACACATAGTTATTTTGTGGCTTTAGCTGTATTACTACTCCGTAATGACTATAAGTTTGACGTGGATAAGGCAATTAAGATTGCTTTGTGCCATGACTTACCTGAGATGTATATATCTGATGTAAACCATATGGTCAAGAAGCAGTTTCCTAATGTTGCTAAAGCATTAAAAGAAGCTGAAGAACAAATTGCCAATGATATGCCATGGCATGTTTCAATGTGGATTAGGGAATATAACTCAGACACACCAGAAGCCTTGGCAGTACATTATGCTGATGCACTACAATGTAAGCAATATGCTGACAATGAAATTCAACTGGGGAACCAGGGATACATGACTGATGTGTACCGTAATAGTTGTAGAAGACTATACGAACTTGAGCAAAAACTTAAACCTTATAAGGTGGTTCCATGACAACGACAGATCAAATTTTACAACAGAGAGGCGCAATTTACGGTGATTTTTTTGAAGGGATAACATTGGAATCAAACGTTCTTAATGAAATATGTGTTAGGTATGAATCACATCATGGTGAATCATTACCTATGGAGTACTATTTATTCTTTTCAAAGATCGTTATGAAATTATCTAGGCTGGCCATCACACCAGACCATATAGATAGTTGGGTAGATATTGCAGGTTATGCAAGGTTAGTAGAAATTCATTTAACAACACTTCAAGGGGAAAATAATGCCAAAAGTCAACAAAGATCAGATGCCGAATCTACAGAAGATGCACACGGAGATCAAATTTCACAAGAAACCGGATCCGATAAACTTCATGAACCAACTAGAAAATATCAACGTAAAGATAGTGGGAGCACCATCGATACCTGAATTTAGAAAGATTATTGCAGTATTCTTAATGAATACATGGAATGATAAACTTCAGTACACATTTGCCGAAGAAGATATTGACCAAACTATTGATGAATTGTTTAGGTTTGAATTGCTACCAACTGCAATGGAAACCATTAATATTACATGGACAGTTAATGGCATGGATATGGTAGATACCACCCATTTAATTCGCCATAGACTATTTAGCTTTTCAGCTCAAGTCTGTAGTGATAGAGATATGCGTGATGACAATGTGATGGTTAAACCTTCAATCATGGCTAATAAGGATTTCTATGAACGTTACCAAAGCATTACTAATGCAGCTCGTGATCTTTATATGGATATGCTTGATAGCGGTGAAGTCCATGGCCTTGATGCTCGCACTATTATGCCTAGGAATTTTGAACATTTTTATATGGTTCGCTGTACTATTAAAGATCTTATGGGATACTGCATTATGCGTGGTGATGAACAAATCCAAACCACGGTAGATAATGTCATTGCAATGAAGTTATGGCTTGAAGTATTGAAGATCTATCCATTCCTTAAAGGATTAGTGGACTTCAGAAAACCAGATGCTTTCTATCAAAAACAATGTGGTAAAGGTAAAACAAATATATTCCCACCAAACGCAAAGAATGACAACTTTAACTGGTGTGAAGAACAATTTGTTTACAAACGGCCTAGAGATGAATTTCCAGGCAGTGATTCTTACTTACAAATCCGTGAGTTTTTATTAGCACAAATGGATGCTATTGAAAAGAGATACGTATGAAACGATGGTATGAATGTGAAAAGAAGCTTAAAACGTTTAAGCAACGTGAACGTAGAAGACTCTTCCATGAGTTCAAACGTCAATATGCAGAAAACTGGGCTGATGTCACACTTCATCCATTGTATGACGTAGTAGTCAATTTAAAAAGACAAATGGAAGTTGCTGAATTTTATGATATGCATAAACAGTCACTTAACAGAAGTGTGAAAGTCTATAAACAATATTTAGAAAGTATATATGGATGAAGCAATAATCAAAAAAACTTACAATGACTGGGTGGAATTACTTAAGCGTTCAAACAATGAAGATATGCTTAATGATCCATATTCCATATGGTATGAAGCATTTCATGTGGCAACTATCTTAATCGAAAGAAAAAATGACGCCTAAGATAGGTATCTTTACACCATTACATGGTAGACCTGATTTTGCTAGAATGGTGGCAATGCAGTTTGCATTTCAGACTGTATTGCCAACACATGTAGCATTTTATCAAAATGGCCCATTTGAAAATTATCAATGGGCTATCAATGATCTTAAATTGCCATACCGATATGACTGGATTTACAATGGCACAACTGATAAACATCAAGAAAATTGGTATGGTATACCATTAAAAATGCTGCTTAGTTATGATTGCGATTATTATTTTTGGTGCGACCAAGATGATATCTATCAGTCAGATCATATTTCAAATAGTATAGCAGACTTAATTCTTAATGATGCAGATATTGTGCTAAATAGCTTAGGTGGCTTATTAAAAGTAAATAGCAAAAACTTTACTTATGAAGTAACTAGATTCAAAGCGCATGACCCAGATGGTATTAGCTCATCTATGGCATTTAATAAACGGTTTGCTAAAGAGTTGTACATTGACTTGTATAAAAATTTAGATACTGTGGCTCATTTTTGGGCTGATAATGTGGTAAGCCGAGAAACTATGCCTAAGTTTAAAGTGTATCGTAATCCTACAAGGCATACAGTAACGTATCTATGCCATAACGGAACTACTTCATCGGCACATTGGTTAGAAGATTTACCGCCAGTAAAAACTAATTAGCGTGATTTAGGCAATGGGCTGTTATCTTCCCATTCACTGGGTTGATTGCCTTTATAAATATCATATGCTATACCAGGAATAGTTGCTAATGCACCTACACCTCTTACTGCAGCATTTGGTGCCATCATTCCAGCACCACCTAATGCACCTAATGCATGAACTGCCATTGGCCCATATCTACCTTGGTCAAATTCATTTTTAGCTTGTGCACCAAAATAGCCTGAAATACTTCCACCTGCAGGTGGCGCAAATTTACCTAGCATTCTGCCAAGTCTTGCTATATTGCCTTCAGCTTTAGCTTGTTTAGCCATTTCTTCGGCTTTAACTTTTTCACCTTCAGCTAATGCTTGTTGTCTTGAAACAGCTTCATCATGTTGTCGACTATAAGGGCCTGCTTTAGCTAGTTTATCATGTTCAGCTCTAAGTTCTTTTAACTTGGCTTCTGACTCAGCAACTTTTTGTTGTGCATCTAAATAAGCTTTTTTGGCTGCTTCTTGTGAAGGTGTAAATGGCACATCACGGTTAGGCTCAATAATGCCTGCACGATTTACTCTAAATTTAGCACCTTCAGAACCTTTTAGCCCTTGACCTTCAAATTCTTTATTGCCTTGTTGCATGCGGTAATTTCTTGCTGCTTCAGCAACTGATTTACCACCAGGACCCATACTACCAGTTGAACCTGTTGTACCTGTGCTAGGATTTTCAATAGCCCATTTATCACCGGTGTCTAATGATAATGGCATAGCATTTAATTGCTTTGCAGCTTGTGTTGCATTAGCTAAATTACCCACATGTTGCTCATGCATTTGACCAGTGGTTTGCATTGCTTGTTGTAATGAAGATAACTGATTAGTGTGTGCTAACTGTCTTTTTACAAGGTCAGCCATCATTGCTTGTGCGGATGCTGATTGTCCTGCAGCAGAAGTATTGGCACTAATAACATCTGGAGGTGTAACTGCTTTAGGCAATGGCATGGCATACCCAGCACCAGCTCCAATACCTGCACCAATAATGCCGTACTTAGAAGGATCAAGCGGTTGATTTTGCACTGGTGCTTGTTGCACAGGTGGTGATGGCGGTTGTAACTGCATTCCTGCAGGCGGATTAGCTAAATTACCATTAGCACCACCAGATATCATTGCATTCTGATCTTGTACATTTTGTGCAGGTTGCATTTCACCAAGCACAGGATGTATATCCCCAAGTGTTGCACTAGGATTTAAAAATGGATCAATTGCAGGCTGTTGTGGAGTCATTGGTTGTACCATAGATCACCTTTGTCCGCTAAGTTGGCGATAAAACTTATTATAGTTTTCTGTAATTGTATTATAAGGTGAGTTATCATCTGTAAAAAAATGATGTGCACCTAGTTTAGGGTTGCTTGCATAAGGCTTATAAGCATTAAACATAGATAACTTTGCATTGTTATACAACAAATGTTTTGCAGCCCATTCTTGAACTACAGATGCAGGATCTTTTTCTGAAGCCATTGGTGTTTTATACAAACGATCTTCAAAGTTTGTAGGATTACTACCCAATACTTTTCCACGTTCTGCAATACTTGCAAGATAGATATTACCTAAATTACGCTGCACAGTTCTTAAATCTTTTAACTGTTGTTCATTTAAGTTACCATATTCTGCAAATGTCTGCACAGGCAAACTGATGGGAAACCTACCAACTTTTGCACCTTCATCCATGGCATGTTTAAGACCTGCCCACCAAGAACCTGAACCTAAAATATTGAAAACACTAGGATTAGTCTTGGCTATCTTTAGCACTTCTTCAATTTCATCATTCTGATTTTTAATAACACCAGGTGTTGATGCATACAATTCACTAACATGTGCTTTCCAATTCTTATCATTTTCAGTAATACGGTCAGAGATCACTTTGTTTTGTGTTGCAAGGGGTAAACCTTCAAGATCAGATGCTTGATTCCCTAGCATTGCAGCAGGTGCACCAGCAGGCATGTTAGTAGGTAATGGGCCTTTGTTCGGGGCACTTACTTGTGGCGTAGTTTGTTGCTGTGGTTGCGCAAATGAAAGAATAGATTGAGGATCAATTGCTTTACCATTGTGCTGTATTCCAAACTCAACATGTGGCCCAGTGACCTTCCCTGTGGCCCCTAGAGTACCAATTGGTTGGTTAACCCCTATAACATCACCAAGTTTTACAGTAGCATCTTTCAGATGTGCATAGTAAGATGTTGATCCATCAGCATGCTTAACTTCTACACGATTGCCATAACCACCTACAGGGCCTACTGAAGAGACTGTTCCCGGGATAATTGCATTAACAGGTGAACCTTCTTTACCTGCAATATCAATACCACTATGGAATTCTTTAGTCTTGTTATCAAATGGATTTAATCTTTCACCAAATGGACTAGATATTCTGCCATTTGCAACAGGTAAAGGCACAGATGCTGTAGTTACAGGCTTATTAGTATTACCTTGCATTAAAGATGGATCAATATAGCTGTTCAACATGCTTACCACACCAGGGCCTTGTTCAGAAATTAACTTAGCGATGTCAAATCCAAATTTACCTTTGTTAATGTTTTGTCCTAATTCAGATGCCGCAACTTCACGTTCTTTTAAAGGTAATTCTTTAGTGAGTTTGTAGTTTCTGTCTATTTCACCTTGTCTAATTTTTTCACGTTCAACTGCAGCAGTTCCTGCTTTAAATACTGTCTCGCCTAAGCTTTTATCCAATGAGCCAATCATCATCATTTTTTCAGGCGTTAATTTTGCAAATGCACTTGCTGGCATATCACCTGACTCAATTGCTGATTGTATTTGCACAGGATCTGTTGTGCCTAATTCAGGGCCCATTAAACCCCCTAGCATCTTTAATGCTTTAGCCTTATTAGACACTTCATATTGTTGACCAGCCAACTGGGCGGTCATTAAAGCCCGTTGTGGCGCAAGTGATTCTTCAGCGGCTTGTTGTCTACCAAGTTCTGTTGCTGTTCTACCAATGGCTTCACCAGCACTTCCAGTTTTGCCTGGGTCAAATAACTGACCTGCTAGTGCAAAGTAATTAGGCTGAACTCTTTGTGTTAATGCAGATAAAGCATTCTTAATTGCTGCATTGTATGATTCTGTTGCAGTGTCATCACCGCCTGCAACAATTGGTATAGAAGAAGATGTTGGAAGTGCCATATTTACCCTTATCCGTTTCCGTAACCATTAAGACCGGGATTATCTTCCATTGGAACTGGTGTGCCATTAGAGTACACGTATCCTGTGCCATTCCAGTACATTGAATCACCACCAACTGTATTACCAACAAAATTTAATGATGTACCACCAGGAGTACTTGGATTTAACCATCCTTTAACCGTATTAGCAATACCTTGGCCTAAGTTTGTATTGCTAACACCTGCAGCTAATGCACCAAGTCCTGCAACTTGTTGTAATGGTGAAGCAGAATAAGCCCCAGGAATAGGACCAGTATAACTTGATGCCGTGGACGTAGGTATTGTAAACCCTCTTAACAAAGAGGCTTCATTTGCCAGTCCTTGCATTGGGAAGTTTTGCTGATTCTGTGCAATTGTTTGTTGTTGACCACCTAATGTAGCCAATGCATTAACATCACCTAAGCCTAAGGATTGTGTGCTATTTGCTAAATTACCTAGTTGATTAGCTGCATTTATTTTATTTGACTGCTCTTGAACACCTGCATTTGTTGCAGTATTGTATGCAGCTTGTTTTGCTGCGGCTTGTTGTGCAGTAATGCCTAATCCAGCATTTGCAAGAACTTCACCTAATGCTTGCTGGCCTCGTAAAGATCCAAAACCACCTGATCCAACAACACCAGCATTTGCTTGTGGCGCTAAGTTCTGAGCAATATTAGCTTGACCTAAGTTGCCAATTGAGTTTACTAAATCAGTAGTTGGTGAATTATCCATTAAAGATTTAATATCACCTGTTAAACCACCTGCAGCTGTTTGTGCCAACCCTGTTGCTGCATTTAGCGTGGGAATGTAATTACCTACATTAGACGCAGTTTGATTAAATGCAGCAGTTTGTAAATCTGTAGGGCCAACAAACTGCGCATTTTGATTAGCTTGTTGACCTTGTGTTGCTATTTGATTTAAATAATCTGTATAAAAAGTCGGTGCTGCAGTAGCTTGCTGTTGTGAAGTTGTAATGTTAGGCAGTGCCGCACCTTGTGTAAAAGTACCTTGCACTGTTGAACCCGGTGTCACACCTAAATTAGGTGGTTGTGCATAACCAGTTGCAGCAGCATTAGTTGCGCCTGCTGGTGTTGTGTATGGGGTAATTGTAGGATTGCCTAGACTTGGATTACCTGCATTTATAGCTGATGGTTGCATCAGATTTAAATTAGAAGTTAACGGGTTAAATGCCGTGGTTGTTGGTAGTGCCATGATTATTTAACACCTTTCAAGTATTCCAATGGTGACTTTGCCTTGGGTGGTATTTTATCAGGTGGGGCAGATCTTTTATGTTTTCTTATTGCTTGACGCATTTTATCTAACATTTCTGCACCAGCATCGGAAGAGCCATTGCCTAAAGCTGCCACAGTGTCAGCATCAAATACATACTCACCATCAGCAAGCATGGCAGGAATATCATCAGATTGCCCATCGCCTTTTCCTTTCACATAATGACCTGTTGCACCAGTAATAAATTCAGGCTTATGATCTACAGTTCCGCCATCTTTATATGTTGGAAGTGCACCACCATTAATTGCTTGCAATCCTGCAGATGTTAATGCATTAAAGCTATTAGGGTTTGAACCACCAGTTCCTAATCCTGTACCTGGAATTGGCGTGGATGTTGTACTTGCCACTTGTGTTGGTGATAACGGTGAACCACTAGATCCAGTTTGCGGCCCTAACATTGACATATTTGACTGCATTAATGCACCAGAACCTGAACTATCATTTTGTGCTCCTTTACCTGATAATAAAGCTAATGTGCGTGAGTCTAAATGATTTAATCCTGGGTATAGTTGTTTTAAATCTTCCATAAGCTTCTTTCTTTCTGATACTGGTGCTGCTGCAAGCATTGAAGCAACTAAATTTGCCGGTAATGTCCCATAAGTGTTTGTTGTACTGCCACTAAGTGCTGCGCCTGTTGTCGGCGTTGATGTTATTGGTGGCCCACCAGAAGTACCAGAAGTTCCTGATGTGCCAGAAGTTCCTGATGTGCCAGAAGTTCCTGATGTGCCAGACTTACCAGAAGTTCCTGATGTACCAGATGTGCCAGATTTACCAGAAGTGCCTGAAGTCCCTGACTTACCAGATGTCCCTGAAGTCCCTGACGTCCCTGATGTGCCTGACGTTCCTGATGTGCCTGACGTTCCTGATGTGCCTGACGTTCCTGACTTACCAGAAGTTCCGGATGTTCCAGATACACCAGAAGTTCCGGATGTTCCAGATACACCAGAAGTTCCAGACGTACCAGACGTACCAGACGTACCAGACGTACCAGACGTACCAGAAGTTCCGGATGTTCCAGAAGTTCCGGATGTTCCAGAAGTTCCGGATGTATTAGATGTATTAGATGTTCCTGAAGTATTTACTGTTGTGCTTGTTGGATTTGATGTAACAGCCACACCTGAAATGCCTGAAGTACCTGAAGTCCCAGATGTACTTAATATGCCCGGTGTTCCAGATGTGCTATTAATAGTAGGTGAACCACTTACAGATTGTGTACCTGTGGAACCTGTTGTACTAACACTTGTATTTGAAGCACCATTAAACCCTGGTGCAAGACTAATATTATGATTACTAAAATAAGTATTAACAGTCCCAATAGGTAAGCCCATAGATAGAGCAATATCAGATGCCGTTAAACTATGTGAACTAGCCCAATCAGCTATTTGCTGTGCTTGTTCTTGTGAAGTTATACTACTATTAGCTAAAATAGAATTTATACTAGATGCTGTATTTGATGCATTACTACCACTTGCTTGTGTGCTTGCACTACTAGCCGTGGCTGGTGCGCTTGAAGTTGCAATAACAGGTGGTTTTGTTGTTGTTTCTGTAACAGGTGGTGTTGTTGTAGTTGCAGTAACAGGTGGTGTTGTTGTTGTTGTTTGAGTGTTATCAGTTGGCTTAACAACTGCACTATTAATATTATCTTTAAGTTGGTTAAATGCTGCAATATCTTGTGGCGTTTTTAGTAATGTAACGTCAAAAGAATTAATCTTATTAACTGCATCTGCTTTATTTGCATCTGAATCAAATGCATACAATGAAATATCACCTGTAGGTTTAATACCCGGTAAACCACCAAAAAAACCAGGTAAAAAATCTGTTTTGCCCGTTGTATTATTCGTTGTTGCACCAGTTCCAAATAATGCCTCTTTAATTGCTTTTGGATCTTCTGTACCAAATGAAAATATTGAACCTATTTGCGATAAAAAGTCATTACTTACAGCAGGTGTTGTAGATGCTGAGTTTGTTGCAGCCCCTGAAGATGATGATCCTGTTGAAACCATCCCAGGTTGCTGACCAGATGTATCTACCCATTGTCCTTGACTATTTTGTGCATATATTTTACCTGTGGTGGTGTCAGTATATGAACCATCTTTATTATCTGTGATTTTACCTGATGCAACATCATTTCTAAATGCGGTATTAATTGCATTTTGTACGTTATTAAATGCGGCTGTTGTTAAAGCATCACCTTGATCATCAGTTATAGTGCCTCTTATTACTTGATTAACTGCATCATTTAATGCTTTATTGTATTGCAAATATGCACTATTTATCAATGTCTGTGACTGTGGCGTAAATGCAGTCATAGCATTTGACAGACTATTTTGCGTATTTGCAACCATTTGCTGCCCATTAGCTATGGCATATGCTTCTTCAGGCGTGTATCCAGCTGTTGTATAAGTCTGATATAAATTTTTTGCATCATCTGACAGTGAATTGACTGAATCAGATATTTTAGTTCCCGTTGTGCCACTAGTACCTGATGTTAATGCATTACCTGCAGATCCTGCCAATGATCCGATAATTGCATTAGATACTGCAGTTTTATCACCACCATTTAATGCACTTGTTGACGCTGCATTAACAACACTGCTAGTTGCTTTTGCGATTTTTGATAAATTATCCGCGGATAAAGTATCTTTAAACGATGATGTAATTTCATTGGCTGCTGCAGTACCTAGTCCATTTGCAATTAAGCCATTCGTAAATGCTGTAAGTACTTTAGTTGCATCACCACCTGCTGCAGCTGAACTTACAGATCTTACAAGTGAATTAGCTACAATATTGCTAACTTGTGTTGGTGTAAAAATACCATTAATAGATGAAGAAATAGCAGTTGGATTAATAAACTGATTGACTAAATTTGTAGCATTAGCTGATGCACCGCCTGTAACAGCGCCTGTTAATGCACCTTTTACAATATCTTGACCACCAAGTGCTGCAAATACCGCACCTGTTGTAGCACCAATTGCAGCACCACCAACTGTTAATGCTATTGTGCTATCTGCTGCAGCACCTGTAATAGATGCACCTAGCGATCCTGCGCCAGGTAGTATTGCGTTTAATCCAATAGTAAGACCAATAGTTCCTAAGGGTCCAAGTGAGTTTACAGCCTGACCAATTTGATGCAGTACTGAACCATCACCACCTCGTTGGTAGTAGGTTTGTGCATTGTAATCAAAAACAGGTAAGATATTTCCTGTTTCTTTATTAAGACCAACAAGTGTCTGCATTTGACCACCAGTTGACCCTGAAGATATTATATAAGTTCCATTACCATTGTCAATAACTGATGCTGGCAGTGGTTTTCCATTACCATCAAGTAATGCATACGTTGGATTGTTGTTCTCATCAGTGCCATTTTGAACAACATGTGTATTACCTAGTTGAATCGCATTGTATGTTTGTGTGTATTCATTACTTGTTTTATCTGGTGCAGGATTAGTCCCATATGCTGTAGAACTTGAATATGGAGTTATTACACCATTGGAAGTATTTAGTGTTCCAGTTGTACCTGTGGTTCCAGTTGTGCCTGAAGTTTGAGTAGTGTTTAAAGTTGTTGGTTGAAGTACATTACTAGTAATTGTAGGTATAACATTTCCTGCATTAGGCACACTGGATGCATTTATATTAGATGCATTATTTACTTGTGCTAAAGCATTTTGTGCTGTAGTATTGTCTAAAGAACCATTTTGCAAACCACTTAATACTTGCGCAGCACTAGTGTAATTAGTTAGTGCATTATTTGTCTGTGGTAAATTAGTTGTTGTGTTTACTGGTGATACAACACTTGTTGTAGGTGCACTTACAGTAGGTAATGCACCAGTAGATGGTGTTATAGATGCGGATCCGGCGTTACTTGTACCACCACCAATTAATTGATTGTAAGCTGTTCCAATATCTGCAGAACTAGTGTTGTAATGTGCCGCCAATGCATCAGCTAAACCCGGAATAGAGCCTAAACCACCTAATCCTTGAACTGTTGCAGCAACTTGCGCCGGTGTTGCATTAGCATTTTCCGGTGCGGCAAACCAAGCATTTACTTGATCTTGTATATCATCTGCCATTTAATTACCTATGGACATTATTCCCGCCAATTGTTCAGCCCAATCTTGCCAACCTTTAAAAGTTCTCTGATCAGGAACACCTGAATTCAAAAAATAACCAATGCCTTGCATACCATCAGCCCAGTCACGCCATTTATCTTCTGTGACAACGCCTAATTGTTGTGCTGCAAATAGCTCTGCCATTAAAGCACACCATGAATCCCAAGTATGTCCTCGTGGATCATATGTGATCATGGGTTACCTGTCCCTCTTTCATCGCCCAAATCAGCACTAATTAAAACGTTACCCATTTCATAGTTGCCATTAAATGTATTACTTTCAAACTTAAGACGCATTTCACGTCTTTGTTCACGCATATCAATTTTAAGTGTTGTTGGTGAAAATGTATACGGATCTGAAATAACATCAACATCATCAGCATATGATGGACCAGTAATATATACATTCATGTCACCATGTTGCACAAAGTCAGGTTCAATTCTTTCAACTCTAATCCATTTGTTATCACCGGCTAACTGTGGATTACCAGGACCACCAGTAACCCATCCAATATTGTTTGTTTCAAATGTACTTTGTACTGCATTTACAGATGTTAAATAAGTACTGTCAGTGCCACGTTCTTGCTGCCATATTGTGTATTTGTTTTGAGTATTAGGTTCCCATCCTGCCCAAATAGGGAAATGAAACACTTCTGAAAATACACCAGCTGAACGTCTAGCACCTAATGCTTCACCTGCATCGTACCAAACTTTTTCTCTTACGTTGTATATGATAGCATCAGTGCATTCTGTTGCATCACCTCTTGGATAAAACCACCATATTTCACCCCAACGTGGTATTTTAGTTGCCCATACTTTTTGTCGTTGTGCATAATTAACATTGTCAAAAAAGTAATTCATATTGAATGGGTTATCAATCTCTTGTACAACACCGTTATACATAAGAAAACGATCCACACCACACCAATAATAAATACCATCATATTCAATCACAGAACTAGATGACAAAATAGATGATTGACTACTTACAATATCATAACGCCAATAAACAGTACTTGTGCCTACTGCTTGTGGTGCATAACTAACACGAATTAATGAATCTAAAGACCAAAATAAACCTGCAGGTGATGTTGTACCACCACGAACAGGTAAACCTTTAACAACTTTTGTGCCTGTTGGATTTGCCGCATTAGCATCAGCAGCTACCCAATTCTGAAAATTACCTGCAGATGAATTTTGAATTAATCCATTATTGCCATATACAAATAAGTATGGATAAACCATACAACAACCACCTGACACAGATATATTATTGTTAAATGTAACAGTAATACTTGTACCTGTGGCCATACTAGCTGATGTAGTCACTGTAGTTATGCCGGATGCTACAACAACTGCTGTAACTTTAGTGCCTGCCGTAATTCCTGTGCCTGATATTGTTTGACCAACACCAATTAAATAATTATTTCCTGTGATTGTAATTGTTGTACCAGATAAATTACCAACTGCAGTAAATACACCAACTTGTGATAGATCACCATATGGGAATGTGCCACTTAACACAGGTGTGTTTGTTTGTGAGTCAATATGTGATAAATTTTGACCGGGATGGCCAATAATAGTAAATGAACCTGACCCATATGCATCAAATGCTATATCCCATTGCCATAAATTATTAGCATTTGCAGTAAAGTTATTTAAATTAACATTAGTAGGGCCAGCACCGGTTGCATCATCATCATCTGTTTGCCACGCAGATACATAGCTTTTTGATCCTGAATAGACATAGTTAATACTACTTTGTGATTGCATCAGCATCCCTCTGGATACCTCTGGTGCATTCAAAAACATAGCATTGTAACCACCCATTTTTCTAGGTCTACCACGTTGAAACCTTACCCACATTCCAGCAACAAAACATGGTGCATCAAAAACAGTACCATCCCTTTGGACACCTGGTTTAATCAATAATGATATGACTTTTTTAGTCATTAAAATGTGCCTCCAGATATGCCATTTAGTACTGTCAAACCGCTTGAGCTAAAGTATGCAGCTTGTGCATTACTTACAACAATTCCAAGCTGGCCGGATGCAGGTAAATACAAACCTGTGTTTAAGTCGCCAGTAAACTTCAATGAAGGAACCGATGTAGAGCCATTTCCAAGAGTCAATGATGTAATACTACTTGATGATCCTGATGCGGCATTGTAAACATTGGTACCATCACAAACAAGAATCAATGTTCCACCTTGTGGCACAGAAACAGTAGCACCACCTGCTATGGATGTTTTGACCGTTAATGTATATGCACCAGTGGTGTTATTAACAAATGAATACAACTGAACCGTGGAAGGCACAACAATAATTTGATTTGATGCTAATGCGCCTGAATACTCTTGAATTGTATTTGAGGCCTGTGCTGATGTTAATGTAATTGTGCCACCAGTCACAGCTAATGCATATTGTGTGTATGCAAATTGATTAGACCTACCATAACCAAAAGTGTTCCAACCTGTGCCTGTTGATACCAGCACTAATGACTCTGTTAATTGTAATTGCTGGTTAGCATTCCCATTAATAGTATCTGTACCAACTGGTGTTAGTGTAAGAATACCTGTGCCATAGTTACCAATGTTAACAAACCAATTAGCACCAACTGTTGCTGATGATGGTAGTGTAATTGTGCCTACACCACCTGACCATATTGCAAATGCTGCTTGACTATTGGCTGATAATGTGGTATTAGTAAAATAACTAGTAACTGGATATGTTTGATTTAATGTATTTGCAATAGCATTAAGACCATAACCGGCTAATGTTCCTGCATTAGCTGCTGATGTTCCTGTGCCAAATGTAAATGCATTCCAAGTTCCATCCGTTGTTGAGTTATTAGTTAAATAAATATATTGAACTGCACCACTTGCAACATTACAAATTGTTGTTGCACCACTATTAGTTTTAATTGCAACTGGATTTGATCCAATATTATTAATTAAAATATCTTGACCAGTGGATACTTGATATGCAGGTGGCATTAACAATGCCAACCCTGTAGTGGTTGCCGATACATTAATAATAGATGCTGCAGTAGGAACATCCCCACCTAATCCATTAATTGACCATGACAATGAAGTATTTGCCGATATAGATAATGATTCAAACCCAACCGATGAAGGCTGAATTGTCTGCCCGGTAAATGGATTGTTATATGTTGTCATGATTAAGAATCCTGTGCAATGGTTTGACGATCACCTAAACGAAGTAAGTCTTCTGCTTTTAGTGAATCCATGGCTTCTCTATACTTCTCCTGAAATATTTGCCGTTGATCGTTTTTAAGGAATGGCATGGCTTGAAGCAACGTGCCATATAACATAGCATTAGGTGCATTTTGTGTGAGCCAATTGGTTTGATTATCGGAAGCTAATGGCTGTATTCTTTCATAATACAACACTTCAAATGTGTATGCTTGATCAGGTGTTGGTGCAACTAACCAATGCTGATAGTCGTAATCGGCATAATAGACTGGTGTTGCTTGTGTCGTTGAACTGGAAGCATATGTTCGTAAATACTCATACTTCCTAAGAAATATTGGTGCAATTACACCATTGTTTGTCAAATTAATTGATACTGTTTTACGCCATCTTGCAGGTTTAGGTATGACAGGATTTCCTGCAACCATAACAGACTCAACTACTTGTTGTTGACCTAATGTCTTAACCTGCTGGGCTATTTCAAATTCGCATAAAGTAATAAATGTAGGAACTTGTGCAACAGTGGCTGCATCATTCCGCTCTAAATACTGTAGGACTGTTGATGTTAAATTATCATACGTAAGAGCAAACGAAGCGGTCATAATTATCCCTAGTTGCTAATGCGTACAATTATAACATTACGCGTATTTTCTCGTACCTGTTTTGTCAATGATAAGTGCTTGTCTGCGAGGTTTATCATTTGGGTTTGAAGGTATAGATATATGTGTCCATCTGTCAAATTCTCGAATCACTTGATCGTATGGCAATTCACTGGCAATAACAGCTCTAACTACTTCATCAGGAATAAGCCCAGGCACACGAATATCAGCTGCACAACCGATGCGATGCTGACTAGTATCTTTACTTCCAACTGCATCATTTACGGCTTTTGACCGAAACGCTGAGTTAACCATGATTGGACTGCCATCAAGAAGTTCTTTAATTTGCTCCAAGAATTCTGCAAGACGCATGAGATTTGCTTTTTCAGATTCGTTAGGTTCATTTGAAAACTCCCTATGATCGGTAATTGTTAACTCTTCAAGAGTAAAGTGTTTAGTTAAAATAGTCATTTTGTTGGGCTTGATTGATGGAGCATAGTATCTTTAGCTTGTGATCCTGAAGATGAACCAAAATAGAATGAAAGGACGAGCATTAAAGCGCCATCTAAAGTACCTAATACACGTGCAATTAATTCCCGCATAGTTGGCTCAATTACATGAGTTAACAAGAAAAACTGTACTGCTGCCCAAGCCAACACAATCATAATGGATAATGCAGGAGGTATAAAACTACCTGTGGTCATTTGCATTTGACGTGCGCTTGCACGGTCAGCTACTGCTAATTTTTCAAAGTCAAGACCCATCTCTTGGGCTCTGGCTTTAAGACCTAACTCAGCTTGTTGTAATGCTGCAATTTGATCAGCACTCATCTTGCCTGAGTTAATGGTGTTTTGTACTTCACTAGGGTCAACCCCTATAGCTTTGGAAACTGCCTCAACTGCCATGCCCGCAAGTGGACCACCAAGAGCAGTAGCTATTGTAGGAGCAATTGATTTCAGCCAATCCATTTACTGTCCTTTCGATTTTTGATAATCCAGATGGATGCCGTACATCAGTACGCTAAAGACCATGACCCATGAAAAAACTGCAATGCAAATTGCCGCCCGAAATTCCCATTTGGCAATAAACTGCCGCCTTTTATAAGCGGCTTCTTCACGGGCTTTTTTTGCTCACGCTCGACTTTTTCTCGCTCTTTACGCACAATCTCACGCATTTCTGTGAATTTTGACCAAAGACCGGGCATTCCAACCTGATAAATAATCATTTCACGCAATTCAGTTTCCATCTGAGTCATCTGCTCTTGACGAAGAACTCTGTTCATTGCTTCTTCGTTGATGGATATATTTTTGGGTAAAGGAACTTTTTGGGACTCCTTATCAGCAACCTTAAACTCCTCGTTGTGCGTGAAGAACTTACCCAAATGCTGACTGATGTCGGTGACTATTCCTGATAGATCTTTACCATCTTGCTTGAACTCGTTGTAGAGTTCCACGCATTCTTTGATTCCTGCGTGTGCCGCCTTACAAGCCGCAAAGATGGTGATTGGATCCATTATTCCTGCGGGGGAGGAGTCTGTGCCTGTGCCTCTTTCTGCACTTCAGCAATCAATTGGAACACTTGGTCATAGGGTTGCTTACCTAAGTAGCCCATGATGGCGTTAAGAAGATTGATAGGTAGTGTGATTTTGTCCATCAAGCACTCCAAGGAAGTGGTTGTGATGATGGGGATACTGGAGGTGTAATCATTGAGTTGATTTGACCTTGTACACATGATTGTACGCCTGCAATTTGTTCTGAAGGAATCCAACCAATTACAATGTTTTCAGTTAAGGAAGAATAAGGAATAAATGCACCTTCTTGGTCAGCAGAATTAAATTGCGTGTTGCTACCAATAGTACAAGTATACGCTCCATCTACGCCTGTGACTTCCCATAAAGCATTGACCACATAATTAGGGTCTGGCTGTTGTAGTGTGTACATAGCAGTAATGCGAGTTGTAAAAGTAGTCATGTTTATGCTCCTAATCTTGTTTCTAAAGCAATTACTTTTGCATTAAGTTCTTTGATGGCATTTATCATGTGCCACATAATATTGTCAGAGTTAACAGATAAAACACCTGTACTTTGTTCTGTTACGCAATCAGGCAAAATTGTTTGAAGTTCTTGAGCAATTGCACCTAGTTGAACGCCTTCTTTTTTGATGACTTGGTTTTTAGGTAAATCAGTTACTTCATCTTCATTACGATATTCAAAGTTGCGTACTTGTATTTGTGTTACTTTGTCTAAGCCTACATTGTTGTCCACAATGTTTTTCTTTAGACGTTGGTCAGATATTGTTGCCCATACAGCGCTATTTGCTCCATTGTATGTAAGTCCACCACCACCAGTAATAAACGCAGTATTAACACCTTTTCCAGCCGCTCCGTATGAAGAAACTAAAACTTCTCCAGTAACACCTGCCGCACTTGCGCTAGTATTTGAGCCAATGTATGTAGAAGTTGAGCCAGTAGATATAGTTTGTCCAGAATAATATCCAACACAGACTATATTATTTCCCGAAGTTATGTTAAGTCCTGCCACAGTTCCAATGCAAGTATTAACATACCCAGAATTGTTAGCATTTAATGATTGGTATCCCAAGGCAACATTGTTATAGCCTGAAGTACAAGCATAGAGTGCGCTAAACCCTATACCAGTGTTGTTTGTGCCTGTTGATGTTCCTGATGCACCTAATAATGCTTGCACACCAACAGCAGTATTTGAACCTCCTGTTTGATAATACCCCGTTTGATAACCTACTGCTGTGTTGTTAGTTGCTGTGGTGGTAGAATATAAAGCACAGTCACCAACTGATGTGTTGTAATATCCAGATGTGCTGTTGTAACTTGCTAATCGACCAACTGCGGTATTGCCTGTTCCAGTTGTTTTAGCAAGAGCCGAATAACCAAATGCAGTAATATTGTCAATGATCCCAGTTGCTCCAGCAAGCCCACCTGCCGAACCATAACCAACAGCGGTGTTGTTACTTCCTGTGGTGTTGTTTTGTAGTGCCTGATACCCTACTGCGGTGTTGTTATCGCCTGTATTTGCTGTTAATGCTGAATTACCAATAGCAACATTGTATGCGCCCGTTAAGTTTGCGGCTAATGATGCTTGGCCTAATGACGAATTAAAACTTCCTGAAGTATTGGCAATTAACGCACCATGACCGACTGCGGTATTAAACCCTCCACTATTGTTCGCTTTTAAACTTGAATAA